ATAAAATTAATTGGATTAATAATAATATAATTTCTTTTTCAAATAGATAATTAATTTTTAAATATTTTTTATAATAAAATTAATTGGATTAATAATAATATAATTTCTTTTTCAAATAGATAAATAAAACAACATTAATATAATAAAACGAAATATTAAATGTTCGTATATTTGTCTTTCGCCGTTTCTACCTTTTGTTGAACTAATATCAAAATAATATAGTAAAACACATAAACTAATAAATATAATAAGATAATTTATTTTTTTAATATAACATTTATATAATATATATATAATAAATAAAATAGCAAAAAATGAATCAATTGAGAAAGTATATATATTTTTATTAGACCAATATATTAGATTACTAAAGATTACACACAAAATAATAATATAATTTTCACAATTAATAAATGGTAGTAATAAAAGAACGGAATATTTTAATATTAAATCATCATTTGGATAATTATTAAAAAATTTCATTATATTGTTATTTAAATATAATAAGATTTAGATAAAAAAGTTAATATTATAATGAAGAAAATGAAAATAACACAAAAAAATATAAAAGAATATTTAAAATATTTGAATAAAAATTTATAATTATTATTTATTTAATATGTTTGAATAAAATTTCATTAAATCATCTCTTAAAAAATTGTCTCTTGAATCATAATGGTCCATACCAGGACCTGAATTGACTTCTAATATATAACATTCAAAGTTATTAGTTATTTGAAAGTCAACACCATAAAGTTCATAAAATTTGTATTTTTTATGATCACATAAAGTTGAACAAAAGTTATTTTTAATTGAATCAACAAGTAATTTTAATTTATTTATCATCAAGTTTCTTATTTTAATATCCATTATTTTTTCTAAATCACTAATAATTATTGGATTTGTTTTATATGAATCACTACTATCATAAAAAGATGCAATATCACCTTTCCCATAATAAACCATACCATCTTTGTAAATATAATTTTCAAAAATATTATTTACACATCCGATTATTAAATACATTCTAAATGATAATTTTTGTTTTTTGTGTTCTAAACTGTTATTAATAAATTCTTGTCCAACTATAAATTTTTGTTCGCGTAAAAATTTTAATGATTGAATTTTATCAGTTACAAATAAACCTTCTTGACGCTGTCTATTTTGTTTAAAAATCATTTTTTTACCCATTGTTGATTGTTTATATTTATTATAATCTTTTGGTATAAGATATGTCATTGGAGTTATTGTTTTTGCAATATTTGTTCCATAAAAGTTATTTAATGTTTTCCATAAAAAATATTTATTACTAATAAAATAATTGTTTTTGTGAGATAAAAATATATTTTTATTATATTTTTTTAAATTATCATTATCATAATTATAACACAATAAAACATTTTCATTATCAATAAATTTAGTTAATCTTTTTATTGAACTAATTTTTTCACATTTATTATTATTAAAAAAACATTGTAAAATAATAAATATAAAAATAAATATAAATATAATAAAAATAAAACTTTTATTCATTAATATATAAAAGATTTAATTTATATTTAATAATGAATAAAAGTTTTTAAAAAAATTTAAGATGGAATATAAAAATCTGATTTACCAAGATCGTTATTTATAAGATCACTAAACAATGGTTCTTCATTCAACGGTATAAATGTTATTCGTCCACCCTTTTCGTCTTCTGTATATTCTGAATTTTCTAATTTTTTAGTATCAAATAATAAATCGAACGCACCAGTTCCGCCATTAATTACTCTACCAACAACAATACGAGAACTTACAGATTTAAGATTATCTTTCTCGTTAAATATAGAAGCAGTTACGAAATGGTCCATTTGTCTTTCAAATGTTGCACGTGCAATTGGATCCATATCGATTTTTGATAATCCATGACGGTCAATTGATATTATTTCACCGAGATAACACATTTGGTCAATTAATATTGATAAATGTGTTTGGTTAAGAAATGAACCACCAGAACCATAGATTGTTGTTAATTCGTGAGATAATATTTGACGAGTAGCTTCAATACCATATAGTCTTAATATAGTGGCAATATCATTACATTTAGTTCTTGTGAAATCAATTCCTTTAATATGTCTAAGATCTTCAAAATTAATACCTGCAGTATAAACTACATATTCTTTTTCTCTTTTAACATCACCAGTTTCTTTATCATATTTTATTGATAATTCATGAGCTATATCAATATTACGAATACCTTCAATACCTTTAAGAGTAATATCATCAAAAATCATTTTTAAGAAATCTGTAACCATAACATAATTAAATGTAATCATCGAAAATCTGATATGAATAATTTGTTCTGAATCTGTACTATTATTAGATAATATAGCACATCTAGAAATTCGACTAATAATATTTTTATCTGACTTTTTTAGATTTTTAAGATTTGTATAATTTTTATACCAATATAATATAAATTTAGTTTTAATATCTAATAATGTAGTTTCTTTGTCTAACATTTTTTCAATATTCATTTTAAATCTAAATACAAATGGTAATGACGAAACATCTGTTTTTTGATTATTTATGAAAAATGGATTTGATACATTATCATTTTTAAGTAGTTGTGCCAAGTCGTCATTTAATCCTAAATCATAATATATTTCAGCTGTTGAAATTAATCGACGGATTGATAAAAATGTGAAATAACTTGTTACTTTATTTAATGCTGATCTATCATTTGATAAATCGTCTTTAAAATATAAAGTCATTTCAGGAGTTTTTATATTTTTCGAATAATGAAGTAATTCTAAAATACGACTAAGACCCATATTTGCAGAACCCTTACCTGCAACTCCTGCAAAATGCTTTGTATTTAAGACCATTTGAGATGTAGGTTCTCCAACTGATTGTGCTGCAATTACTCCAACCATTTCACCAGGTTCTATAATAGACTTTATAAAATTTACTTTAATTTCTTGCATTAATTCTACAAATTCTTTTTTAGATAACCCATATTCAAATATACATTTATTTGGAGATAAATACTCATTTAACGCAACCTCTAATATAAATTTTAGATTACGATCACATTGTTTTAGATATTTATCAGTTGGATTCATCGATGTTAATAATCTATTATCATAATCTGATAAAAATTTTTCTATTCCTTCTTCGATATCAGTTGGTGATAATTCAATATATTTCTTTTTACTTTTATTAGAATAATCTTGTGTAATACGGAATAAATTTACTGGAGACATGAATTTTTCTTCCATGATTTTAAAGTTAATAGTAGCTTTCATTTGAATATCACGTAATTTATCTCTTAATCTCTTTAATTTTTCATGATGTTTATTATTTAATTCTATTAAATCTTTCTCAGATACTTTAATAATTTTGGATAATTCTTTAATTTGTTTGGTATTTAAACCTAATTTTTCAAATAATTCTTTGTTATTCATTGATAAAATATGAAAGTTTAATTCTGTTTGTGATGCTTGATTTATACCATTTTCACCATAAATCATTTGAATAATAGTTCCTTGAGCATTACGATTTGTACCATCATATTGTATTGATAAATCTTCAAGAGCCTTGATTAATTGTCGTTGAATATATCCTGTTTGTGCAGTTTTAATAGCAGTATCAATTAAACCCTCACGAGAACTAATTGAATTATAGAAAAATTCAAATCCTCTCATTCCTTGATAATATGAATTTTTAATAAACCCACGTGCTTCAGGAGTATCATCGTCTTTGTGCCAATATATTAATGATCTACGTTCTATTTTCTTTTTAATACGCGAACCCATAACATTATTTTGACCAAGTACACCTAAAATTTGGGCAACATTATTTAATTTACCCTTTGCGCCTGATTCTGCAGAAGTCCAAAAAAAGTTATCAATATCTAGATAATTCATCAGTAATTGTCCAATATTTGATTGTACAACATTTAAATTATCACTCAAACTACTTTCAATAATATCTAATGATAATTGATCTGTATCATTTTCAAATTGTGTAATATCATATTTTGATTCAATTATACTATTTGATATAATCTGTTGAATTTTTTTATTCATATCATCTGATACAACTGTATCACCAAATCCAACAGTTTGACCCCTCATTAATAAAAAATTAAGAACAAGTTTCTGTGAATCATCAATAAATTGTCTTGTTTTATTAGGACCAAATTTATCCCAAATAAAATGAATAATTGAATGTTTTGATGAACCTAGTGATGACTTTCCTAAATGTCCTGATTTTAAAATACCGTTTTCAATTTCAAGATTTTTATTAATAATATTAATTCCATCAGGAATTATATGAGAGAATATTTCATGACCTGTATATTCTTTATTCATTATGATTTTATTTTTTGTATTAGACATTGTATTACATAAAAGATTTGCAACTTCATATCCTTTAATTTTAACAGATGTTTCTGTTAACATATACGCACCTGATATTCCATCTTGTTGACACCCAATAATTGGAGTTGAATCTTTTACACCAACAATTTGATATTTAACATTTGCAATACGTTTTAATTCATTCCTGGATTGAATTGATTGTGCTATGTAAATATTCATTTCGTCCCCATCAAAATCTGCATTATATGGTTCGCATACAGATACATTCATTCTAAATGTATTAAGATCATCCCTATCAATTACTTGAATTTTATGCCCCATCAAAGATGGTTTATGTAATGATGGTTGTCTGTTAAATAATACATAATCACCATCAATTGCATGACGTTCAACAATATCTCCTAATTTTAATCTAATGTCTTTTTTACGATATTTTAAGAAAATATGATGAATTTCTGGTTTTCCATCTCGATAAGTAGAACGTAAAATATAATTAGCACCAGGATATGTTTCTTTACCGTTTTTAATTAAACCAGTTAAATATTTAATATTATGTGGTGTAACTTCTTCAGGAATTGTTAATTCCATTGCAATCTTTTTTGGTACCCCGATTTGGTCAATGTCAATATATGGATCTGATGTAATAACAGATCGAGCACTAAAATCTACACGTTTTCCCATTAAATTACTTCGAACACGTCCAAATTTACCTTTAATACGTGCACTAATTGATTTAATTAATCTCCCACCTGTTTTAAATTCAGTTCTTGGTAAACTTACTGATTCATTATCATAATATGTTGCAACGTGATATTGTAGTAAATTGAAAAAATCTTGATTAAATGATGATATATCATTATTTATGGTTTCTTTTTCCATTAATTGTCGTACTCTTTTATTTGTAACAATAATATCTGAAATTTTTTTAGTTAAACCATCCTCTAATGTTGCAGATGACATGAAATCAACTTTGGCTGTTGGTCTTAAAATTACAGGAGGTACTGGAAATATTGTAATAATCATATCTTCTGGTCGTTGTGTATTCGGATTAAATCCTAATAAATAACAATCATTATCAGAAATATTTCTTAAAATATTATAACAATCTCTTGGTGATAACGATTCTTTAATTTTTTTATTTCCAAATTGAGCTTCTTCAAAATATTTACTATCAGTTGAAATTTCACGTTCTATCATAATTTTAATTGTACCATTATCTTTAATTTCTTTTTTAATTGCAGGTACTGCTACACCACATGTAAAACAAAACTTTATAGTTTTTGTTAACATTTTAATTTCTTTAAATCTCTGTTCTGATTTTTTTAATAATGCTTTTTTAAAATGAACGTCTGTTTTCTCAACTAAAATATTTGAACATTTTAAACAAATACATTGTAATATACTTTTTAGATGAGGTAAAAAACCAATATGAAAAACAGGACTTGCTAAATCTGTATGTCCAAAATGTCCTGGACATTCATTATTATTTAATCCACATGTTGAACATGGTAAATATATATCACATGTTCCTAATCTTAAATCAACTAATCCCCCTTTTTTAGGTTCATAACTTTCATAAGATTCTGCTAGATTAATACCGAATGGATCATTGCTAACTGCGGAATATAATTTAACATCTTTATTTCTAAAAATACTAAATTCAATTTTGTCGATTTTTTTAATGTCTTCGCTATAAAATTCTTCTGGATTAATTGTCATTTCTATTGTTATATAATAGAAAACCTTTATAACATAATAATAAATCAATATTTTTATATTTATATTTAAATATGATTTTATTAAAATTATATTTAAATATTATATATTTTCTTGAGAAACTTTATTTTTAGTTCTCTTTAATGTAACTCGTTCAACAAATGGTCTCGATTTTATAATTTCATTAGTCATTGCCTGTGCTTTAATAGCGTCTCCAACTAATGTAGTTAATGTTTGTTGTATTAATTCTTTTTTTAAAGGTGATTGTGTTTTTGAAATATTTCTTCTTAATCTACCATCTTTAACATCAATAACCTTTTCATCAAGCGTTTGTAAATAATTTAAAATAAATTCTTCATTTTTTTTTTTATCACCTGATAATTTTTTTATTTTTTCTTTATAATCTTTCATTTTATCATCAATTTCTAAATATTCTTTAACAGTATTAACAAATTCTGGACTAACAGTTTTCTTGTTTTCTTCAGACATTATTATTAATAAGAAAATTATCTTTTAAATTATTTTTAAATTAATTTAAAATATATTTTTTTAACATAATGGTTTTATATTATAATCTGGTTCATATGTAGAATTATTCCAAGGAGAAATTGAAAATTTAGGATTCGCAATTGTACCACGAATATCATATGATGCATTCTTTAAGGATTGACCAACAGTATTTATACCTATTACATATCGTTCGGTGTTAATTAATTTATCATCTTCAATATTAGTTTTTGCTTGAGAAAAATCAGTGTCAAACCATTGTTTATTTATTTCTTTTGGTAAATAATCTTTTGAATTATAATCAGTAACATTATTATTAATATTAACGACACCATTAGCAATATTATTAACAGTATTTGTTGTATCATTTCCAATTAATTTAAATGCAGAATTAATATCAACACCCACTGTTGTATTATACATGGCACTATTTTCATTTCCTACTGGATTAGTTATATCACCGTTTAAATCTGGAATCTCGATTGAATCGTTAATATATGAACCACCCGAATTACCAATTACAGCATTATAATTATTTACAGTTCCGTTAGGTTGTTGTACTTGATTTTCTGATGTATAATTACCCTCTATAATACTTGCTTCTGGATCTGTATTTACGAGCCTGTTAATAGGTGCAATAGTGTGATTATTTGGATATGTATTATCTGGTACGTTAGATGCTTCTACATCAGTTGGTATAACTATAAGGGTGGGTTGAGGAAGTTCATTTACAAATCCTTCGATATCGGTACTAGTACTGTCTATTTGTTCGCTTTTTTTCTTTGGTAAAGTTAAATGCCAAATTATAAGCGCCAATATTACGAGTAATAATACAGTTGAAACATTATTATTACAATCAAACATATATATATTTTATCATAGAAAATATTTTTAACTTAATTATTTTTTAAATATTAATTTAAAAAATTGAAAAATAAATATTAATTAAGATATAAATATAACTATATGGATTTTGTATATAATTATAATGATTATTTTGGTAATGAAGAAGTAAAAAAAGAATATAAAGAATTTACTTTTAATTTCGCAGGTATCGCACTTGATAAAGATAAAGCCGAGGAATTTTGTTCGAATAATGACTTTGAATTTAACGAAGACGTTGTTAAAAATTTAATGAAATATATTAAATATTACGTGCCATTAAATGCATGTGCTAGTTTTAATTCTAAAATTGATAGTAATTTTTACATAGGTATTAGTGATACTGGATATTTAAAGGGTATTCCATATTATGGAGAATTTCCAATTAAAGTTATGAAAGATAATATTTATAAAATATTATCTGAAAATATTAAACACATAACGTTAAAAAATATTGATTTTAACAAAATTGTTAAAATCAATATATATAAAATTAATAACCCAGAAAAACCTAAAGAGGTAATGAATCCTAAATTTTTAAAATATTTAAAAAAAAAGAAAATTCAAGTTGAATTAATGAAAGAATATAATGATAAATATCTAGAAAAAAGAAAATGTTATGATTTTATTAATCAAAAATTATTTTTATTAATTAATAATTTAGACTCCCGATTAATATTAATTAATTATATTAAATCAATTGATCCAACATGTAGTGTTATTGAGTTGTTAAATGGTGATTATAAAGAAGTATATAAAAAACATCAAGAAGTTCTTATTCTTAAAGAGGATATTAAATCACCATATTATTGGATAACTCGTTGGAAAGACATGATGAATGTTCGGATGAAAAAAGATAAACTAATTCCGTTAAAAGCATTATCTAATACGCCTACTAATTTAATAATGAATGTTGGTGAAATGATTCCGTGGTGGATGCATAATAAGAAAGAAATGAATTTATATGTTATTCACATTGAATTTAATACTTCAAAGTTTGAAATGAAAGTCAGTGAGGATACATTATTTACATATTTAGATTATGGTAAAAAAAAATGGATTAAATGTTGTAGAATTATGTTAAATGGTGGTCCTGCTTGTGTTCCAATTTAATAAAATAAATTAATTTTATTTATTAATTTATTTTATTTATTTATTTATTTTATTATCTTTATTTTATTTATTATCTTTTGGCATTCCTGGTATACCTTCTGGCATTTCAGACATATCAGGCATTCCTCCTGGCATTCCTGGCATACCTCCTGGCATTCCAGACATATCAGGCATACCACCTTCACCACCTTCACTAGCTGGAGCATTGCTTTGATATGCTTTCTGTACAAGTGGCATTATAATATCTTCAACCTCTTTTTGTTTGGCTTCTAATTCTTCAATTGGTGCATTAGGATTTTCTTCCAACCATTTAAGAGTTGAATTAATAGTAGTTTCAACTGTTGGAAAATCGTCCCCTAATGATGTTTTCATTTTTTCATCAGATACAACAGTTGATCTTGTATTATAACAATAATTTTCTAATTTATTTTTTGCTTCAATTTTTGTCTTTACAAGCTCATCATCAGCTTTAAATTCTTCAGCTTCTTTTACCATCTTTTCAATATCTTCTTTACTTAAACGACTTGATTCATTTGTAATAGTAATTTTTTCTGCTTTACCTGTTGATTTTTCAACTGCAGAAACTTGAAGAATACCGTTTGTATCTACATCATATGTAATTTCAATTTGTGGTGTTCCTCGAGACATTGGAGGAATACCCTTAAGATGAAATTCTCCTAATTTATTATTATGAGTTGTTAATTGTCGTTCTCCTTCATATACTTGAATGGTTACACCTGGTTGATTATCAACAGCCGTAGAGAAAGTTTGAGATTTCTTTACAGGTAGTGTAGAACCTCTCGTAATTAAATTAGTCATAATACCACCAGCTGTTTCTACACCAAGTGAAAGTGGTGTTACATCAAGTAATACAATTGAATCTAACTTTTCGTCGCTATTTCCTGATAAAATAGCTGCTTGAACTGCAGCACCATATGCAATAGCTTCGTCTGGATTAATACTTTTACATAATTCTTTTCCTCCAAAGAATTTAGTTAGTAATTCTTGAACTTTTGGAATACGAGTAGAACCACCAACTAATACAATCTCGTCAACATTTCCTTTACCAACTTTCGCATCTGATAACACTTTTTCAACTGGTTCAAGTGTTTTAGTAAAGATATCTGCACATAAATCATCAAATTTAGCACGAGTTAATGCTACTGATAGATCAATACCATCACATATAGAATCTAATTCAACAACAGTTTGGGTATTACCAGATAACGATCGTTTTGCTTTTTCTGCAACAGTTCGAATTCGTCTTAATGCTTTCTTATTATCAGATAAATCAATTTTATGTTTACGTTTAAAATCTTGGACAATATAATTTACAATTCTGGTATCAATATCTTCACCACCTAGATGTGTATCACCTGCAGTTGCTAATACCTCAAAAATACCATCATCAATTGATAATAGAGATACATCATGAGTACCACCACCAAAATCAAAAATTAATACATTTTTTGCTTTTTCTGTCATCTTATCAAGACCATATGCAATAGCAGCAGCAGTTGGTTCATTAATAATTCGTAGAATATTAATTCCCGCAATCATACCAGCATCCTTTGTTGCTTGACGTTGTGAATCATTAAAATAAGCAGGTACAGTAATTACTGCATTTTTAACTTCATGTCCAAGAAAATCTTCTGCTGTTTGTTTCATTTTAGTTAAAATCATTGCAGAAATTTCTTCTGGTGTAAATTCTTTTTGTTCGTTTTTAAATGTTACAGAAATTTTTGGTTTGTTTTGTTTATCAATTACATTAAATGAAAAATGTTTCATATCTTCTTGAAGTTTAGGATCAGAAAATTCTCGCCCAATCATACGTTTTGCATCATATACGGTATTAATAGGATTAGAAATTAATGTATTTTTTGCAGCAATACCAATTAAACGATCGGTATCTGTAAAACTAACAAACGAAGGTGTTGTACGGTCTCCTTGATCGTTACTAATAATTTCTACTTTACCATTTTGATAAACGGCAACACAGCTATAGGTGGTTCCGAGATCAATTCCAATTGCGATATCTTTATTTTGAGTCATTGACTAATTAAATAAATTAAACTTTAAATAAAAATTTATATTTTTTTTTAAATAAAATATATTTTGAATAATTTATTTAATAGTATTTTGAATATTAATTTTATTGATATGGATTATACCTTGGTGCATTAATATTATATAATTTTAATATAAAGGAACCTTTTGATTCATCTGTACCGGTAATTTTAACTTGGTCACCGTCAAACAATTCTTTTTTATTATCAATAGGTATTTTAATATCTGTATTATGCATTGTTCCTTGAACGTAATATTCATATTGACTTGAACCTGGATATTTTTGTCTTCCAAATAAATTAAAAGCAGATTCTGTATTATTTCTTAATAATACACCTACTAATTGATAATTATCACTTTCACCTCTTGTTGGTACATTAATAATCCGTCTAATTTCAGTTGTCGGATATATATGTTCGGGTACTCTTCTTTCTGGTGGCATAAAATCATTATATTTTGTTTCTCTATCCCTATATTCTAAAAGTCTTCTTTTATTTAAAAAACGACTTTTATTTTCATTATTATCTATTTCTTCATTATTATTTATTTCTTCATTATTATCTATTTTTATATTTTCATCTATTTTTATATTTTCATCTATTTTTATATTTTCATCTATTTTTATATTTTCATCTATTTTTATATTTTCATCTATTTTTATATTTTCATTATTTATTTGATTTTTATATGTTTTCTCTTTTGATATTTGATTATTTAATTGAATTATATTATTTAAAAGTGTTTTATTATAATTATCTTCTTTATTTTTATTAAAATTTAAATAACAAGCAGTAAGCCCAATGAATACACATAATATTATTAATAAATGTGTTTTGGGTAAACAAAAGTTTTCAGACATTACGTTATTATAGATTTTTTATTTATTAAAGATACTTTAAATATATTATCTATGTAAAAATATATGCCATCGAATACAACATCGAAAACAACATATAAAACACAAAATAGAATTATTACATTGTCTGATATTCATAGTGATATGCATTCATTAATTGTTGCTCTTCGAGATTGTGCAAAGGTAATAAGAAAAAGATGTTCTGTTGATATAAATAAAATCGATATATCTGTTGAAAAATTTTTAGAATATGATCTTAACAAAGATTTAATACAAAATAAAACCACAAAAAAACAGACAATTAAAGATGTTCCATTCTATAAAGATGATTTAGGTTATGAATGGTGTGGCAAACAAACAACTGTTGTAATATGTGGTGATTTTTTAGATGGATTTCGTCCGCATTTTGGAAATTATAGATTAAACAATTTAAACGAATTAGAATCAAGATGTAATAATAATTGTATTGATTTAGAATATGACCAAATCGAAATAAAAATTTTTAGATTTATTAATATACTTAACAAATATGCAATTTTACAAGGTTGTCGAATATTTAAAATATTAGGAAATCATGAATTTATTAATTTAAATAATGAAAGTATTAATAATTATATACCTGACTGGACAGGAACGTTAGTAGATTATTATAAAGGCTATTCTAGAAAAGAATACTTTTTATTAGAAAACGAAGGTAGTGAATTGATATTTGAAGATGGTGCATTTATGTTATTAATAATTAATAATAATATATTTGTTCATGGACAATTAGATCCTTTAAAAACATATAATGATTATGTTAAGGTAAATAAGATATTAAATTGTCAAAATAAAAAACACGAAAAAGAGGTAATAATAAGAGAATCGAGTAGTAATACTACATTATGGGGTCGTAAATATGATAGAAATTCTAATAAAGATAAATATGGCAATACGATTTGTCATGATAATCAATTTCAACATAATAAATGTATTGAAATTAAAATGCAATTAGGAAAATTTATAAAGGATATACCAAATTATAATTATAATATTGATGATATGAGAGTAATTGTTGGACATTGTCCACAATTTATATATAAGGATCATGAAACTATAAATAGCACATTCACATTAAAATCTAATGATGGACCAATTGAAACATTATCTTTACCAGTTAAAACATCAACTACAAATGAAAATATTATATTTGGAATAGGTATGGAATGTGATAAAAAAACACTAGACAGCCCTTCTGGTATCATCAAATCTGGTATCATCAAAACTGATGAATATGATAGATATATATATAAAGTAGATGTTGGTAGTTCTCGTGGTTTTGATAAACGAGCGGGTGTAGATTTATTTCAAATAAATTCAAATACAGTTGAACAAGAATTTAAAAATATTAATTCAAGGGTTTCTCAGGTGTTGGAAATAAAAAATAATGGTATATCAGACGAAATGAAAATATTAAGATCGACAATTAAAAATACAAGAATTCATCAACCTCGTCAAATGTATGAAAGTCTAATAAGATAACTTTTTTAAACAAATAACTCATCATTACATTGCAAGCATATTGAACAACGAAATTGTATATTAGTATCTATTGTTGAAATTGTAGTGCATTCAATACTAAGAACCCCACCATTATTTAATGAACTATTCACCGCCACTGTTGTAACCGGACTCGTTAATACTATTGTACTAAGAGGTGTCAGATCTGGTGTTGATGATCCATAATTATACCGGTTAACAACAAAAGTTGCAGAAACTGTATCAACTGTATTAACAGCTATAGAAATTACGACTAAATTGAAACTAAATGGAATAGGAATTCCATATCCTACTGTTGTAGATGCGATCCCACTTCCGCCGAACGAAAAAACATTACCATTACCATTACCATTACCATTAATTGTAGGTACCCCATGCGATTCACCACATATAAACATTAGACGTTTATTAAAGTTAGAACTATATATATCTGCGATCGAAGTACTTAAATAATTAATACTACTAGTATTATTAATATCAGATGTTGTTAAAGTTGAAATTGAACTATATATATCTGCGATCGAAGTACTTAAATCATTAATACTAGTATAAAAGCCAGAAATTATAGTATATGTAAGAGGCTGTTCATCAAAAACATTACCATTATTAAGTGTTAGTTTTGAGATATTTAATTCTGTAGTTGGACCTATTATGGGTTCTTTAGAGTCAATTGCGGTATCTTGAGATGCATTTTTAGTTGCATTTGCATTAATAATGGATTGTAGTGATAAACCAGGCGTCATATATTTTATGATAGAAAATAATTAATTTAAATTAAAAGTTAATATTAAATAAAATAAATTAATAATTATAAAATAGAATAACTTTCTCCAACAATGTTAATAACATTGTTTTTATTATGACAAATTATAATATGTTGATTATTTGATATACATGTTGGTTTAGATAAAGTGCATATATATTTTTTATTATCTGATATTTTAATTAATTTAGCACTTGCAAGTTGTGTACCTATTTGAAGCAAAAGATTATCATTTATTTGAGGAATCCATTCAAAATCAAATAATGTTATAATTGTTATAATTAATGTTATTTCTGTAAATATTTCTGGTAATGTTCCTATCTTACCAACAACTTGACCAGTTAGTTTATTATTTTTACAATAATAAGGATCTAATGTAGTACCAAGACCAATTAACCCCCCTGGTATAATATCTGTTAAATTTGTTGTATCTGTTTTAATTGAGATTATTGATGTTATAATTGGTTCGCAAATATATTTTCCATTTTTATCTTTGGATACTTGTCCTGGTCTAATTTCAATTTTATCATTAATAGATAAATTACCCGCAAATAATGATCCACCAATTACTCCACCAATTGTTTTATCCCAATCTATTCCAGATTTATTAATATCAAATGATCTACTTATTCTAAAAAATGGATCTTTTTCTACACGATTTATATATTCATCTGGATTAAATAATTCAACAATGGCTTTAACAACAGTTTCTAACCCAATTTTTTTATTAAAACATGTTGGAATAATTGCAAAAGGTTTAATATCATATTCTATTAACATTTTATCTAATTCTAATTTACGTTCAAGTAATGTTTCTTTACTTTTTAAAAGATCTATTTTATTCATACAGATTATGATTTTTTTAATTTTTCCAAGTTTAATAGCGGCTAAATGTTGTTTTAATTGTTTCTTTTGAGACAAAGGGGAATTAACAGCAACAACAACGATTGCACCATCCATCAGTACTATAGATGCTAACATTGTTTTAATTAATTCATGATGTCCAGGACAGTCTACAAAAGAAATATGATTAATTAATTCACCATTGCTATCATCGCCTGTCGAATCTGTTGTATGATATTTTTTATCGGTATTAAAAATTTTTAAATTACCATATCCTTGATTAATAGTAATATTTCTTTTTAATTCATCTGAATGAATATTAGGCTTAATACCTGTTAATTTAGCAACTAGGGTTGATTTACCATCAGATACACTACCTAAACATCCTATATTGATAATTGGTTGATTTTTAATATATTCGTTAATTGACATTAATTATTGATATTATTAATGTTAATATTAATATTAATCAATTTTTTTATATTTATGTATAAAAAAATTTATTGTGTATTGTATAATAGAATGAATAAAAAATGTTTAAATATAAAAAAATTATTATTAGACGTCGATATAGACGAGAATATTGAAGCAATTTGGATGGAACCAATTGTTAATAAAACATATTTTAATTGTGGTTGTTGTAAAAAATGTTTATGCACAGAGACAACTGCATGTATTAATTGTGGATGTTCGTGTAATTGTATTGATATGGATGATGATAATGAAGAAACCTGTGATTCGGATACAACTTGTAGTATGGATGAAATAGATGAAATTGATGATTTTATCAAAAATAAAAAAAATTAATTAATATCAGGATGTAAAAAGTTTGTTAAAATTTTACAATAATTTAATTGTGTATCATTACAGAAATGATTAATTTCACTAAATTGAATTAATAGTGTGTCTGTTTTATTATTATTAATATTATCATACATCATTTTTCTACTTTTTAAAAAATCAACAAATACTTGGTAATTTATTTCTTTTAAATAATTATAAATATCTGAAATTGTTAAATGAGTTTTCTTAATTTCATCAAATGATTTTTTGTCAGTGTTTTCAAATAATTTTGCCTTTTTACGATAATATAATCCACGAATTCCATACATAATATCTTTGTATTCTTTGGGTAAGATTTTATATAATTCATCATTTTGATTTTTACCAGTTTTTAAAGACCACAAATTTTTAAAAAGTTCAAATAATTCAGATGTACATACTTTGAATGTTGTATTAATAATACGAATACTTGATATTGTATACACATCTGTTGCATCTGTTGTGGATGACGGAATTGTGAAATTATTAAAAATACTATGTGGGTTTTGAATAAAATAATCTTTTAGATTATTTTTTTGATGTAAATGTATCATACCCTTATACATATTATAATCTTTACCAACAACCATTGCGAATTTATAACAATCTGTTTGTAATTTATATAATGTGTATTTATTTGTTTCTTGTGAAAACTTTTTTATAATAATACCTTCGTATTGTGGAAGTAAATCAAATTTATTTTGTTTGTTAATATCAACAAACTCTGTAATAGATTCTATTTTTTCAGGTAAGAAAATATATTTATTAATAAACGACAAGCTTTCATTATAAATATCTTGTTCAATCATATCAATATCTTTGATACTTACTAAAGATAAATAGGTGTAATCAATTCCAAATTTATTTGTATAATCAATAATATGTTTATTTTCATGATGAATAATAACGAAATAATAAGATTTTGTTTTATCTAACGACTCGCTAAAGTTATCAAAATTACTGTATCCACTTTTTAACAAAACTTGTTCAAACATACTATAATGTGATTTTACATTATCCTCATTTTGTATATTAAAATTAGAATCATTGCTATTTAAACATTTACGAGATGATACAAACCATTTATTATTACTATAGAATACAGAAAGTAATGTTCCTTCATAACACATGTTAGAGTTTTCTAACATGTCATGATCTTTTAAAACATTCTCTTGTTCCAAATATAACGGAGACTCGCAACTATATGCTTTAATTTTTAATGTTTTACTATCGATAACTAAAGATCTGCATTCTCGTTTTAATTCTGATGGTTTGTTATCTTCAAATTTATTATAGACAAGTGTCAATCCGTCGTCATCATATTGTTTTGACATTATTCCATTTTTATATAATTCTTTGCAGATTTCAGATATATCTCCTGTGTCGTTATCTAAATATTTTTCAATAAGAAATTGTGGTTTATTCATTAAAATATATAATAACTAAATCTTTATATAATATAAAATTCATTTTTTTTACAAAATTTTATATTAAATAATCATATATACATAGAGTAATACCAAGTTGTGGGCATGTTCTAAGCACTCTCAATCCAGATCCTTTAAAAAATGCACATAATCCTTCATTATTATAAATTTGTTTAATAACTGGTATTGTTTCATTATGAGAATTATTACCCAATGTTTGTATTCGTGTTTTTATTACATCCATTGGGGTGCACAATATCGATGCTGGTATACCTGCAATTGTTCCAGAGTAAAATGAATTATAATTCAATTTGTCTTTTAGATACCAAAAAGTTGGAAAATAAATACCACTAAAAGGGATGTCTCTCAAAAGACATGGTGTTATACCAGCATATAAATTAATAGGTTTTATTTTATTATTCATTTGAAGATTAATTTTAATATTTTCGTACGGACATGTAACAATTGATTGACACAATCCTGCAAATAATCCGCCAACTATATGATTTGTTAAATAATTTTTAGAATCCTTAATAATATATGAATATGCATATAATTTAACTGTTTTTTCTGGACCAACACCAATTAATTGAATGATACTTCCTTTATAAAAACCACGAATATTATCCTGTATCCATATTTTTTTACAACAATCAAAACTATTTAAATATTTTTTTGTTAAATAATTTTGATTTTGCATTTTTGTCTTTACCACATCAATTGGATAAACAAAAAATGCACCAACCATCCCAGCAATTAAACCAGATAATAACTTGTTTTGATTATCATTATATAAAATCATATATGATATAATATAAATAAAATCTTAAATAGGTTATTTTAAATAAATTTTTTAATATTTTGTTTTTAGTAAATTATGAATCTCCCATAATACTTTACAATCAATTTCATTATAATATGCTATTTCTTTCATTATTGTTTCATCACATATGCTTTTATTATTTTTTAATAAATGTGATTTATATAAATTATATGCAATAATCATTGCATTTAAACCATTAGAACATTGTCCAGATGTATCCCATGTAGATTCTATTAAATTATGTTTTTTTAAAGCCTTTGCAACAGTTTTTAATGAATAATTAAGTGCATCTTTTATTGTTATTGGTTCCTTTACAAATATTTTGTTTAAATCATAAAAAGATATATGAGAATCATTTATATTTAAATCTAAATATCTATCTTTAAAATTATTATATGAAATAACTTCTGCACAGGTCCAATGATACATTTTACAAAATTTCTTATTTTCCAATAAAAGGATTTTATTAATATATTCAATGAACTCATTAAACATAGTTTTTTCACTTTTGTTAGAAATATCATTCATTATAAAATTTTTAAAAACCCATTTTTTATTTTTTTCATAACCAAGCCCAATCATGAAAAGACATTGATGATTATTATTACTAATATTACCATCATTAATGGCAGAATCTAAATTTGTATTTAAAGTTTCAAAATCCAAATAAACCTCCAATGTATCAATATTAGGATTACTCCAATCAGTTCGTTCATATTTTATTTTCTTTGGTCTAAAAATATCTTTATTTTGTCTATTAATACTTAAAATTTTATCAATGATCGGACCTTTTTTACCATTATTTATTTTTAACATTTTTGATGTAAAACGAGGGTCAGTCCATTTATAAATTTTATTTGAATGAGCTAATTGACGTATTTTATATCCACAATTCCATACTTGAGTAATTTCATTAATATTATTAGATATTTCGTTTTTAATTGAATGCCATTTTTCATCCATATTGTTTTTCATATTTGGAAATAATTCATTTCTACACGGTATTGGAAATAATGACCACTTTGTTCCATCTTTTCTTAAAGTTTTAATCCAATTAATCCCATTTTGTGTTTTTTCAATATATTCAAAATCAATTGTATCAAAATTAATAATTGCTAATTTATTTAAAAAATTAGTTATGCTATATTTAATTTTATGCGATTCATATGAATATTTTTTACCCCAGATAAAAGATTTGTTTATTTTAATTCCTTGTATTTTATTTAATGCCATCGTATAAATATATAATTGTCCTTTGTATGCGGGCATATTTTCAGAATTTAATACATGTATTCCATCAGACCTTAGAGGAATTGTAGAATGTTTAATATCAATTACTTTATAATGAAATTTAGTTCCTAATAATAAAGATGGTAAAACAGATTCTTCAGAATCAATTACTTCATAATTCATTAATTTATTAATATAATCAGATCTTACAATTAAATCTGGTAATCCATATGTATTATTTTCATTATTATGTAATACTCCTTGATAAATTATTGGTATTCCTTGTTTCATTAATGAAATAGTTTCATTAAATTTTTTTATTTGTCTTGATTCTGTAAAATCAGCGACTTTAACAATTGTGTGGTTTGGTTCAAGTAATTTAATTAATTCATCTTCAAAAATAATACCAGAATTCATAATATACTCAGAAAAAATATTACTTGATTTACATTTTTTTGAAATGGGAATATTTGATGATAAATCGGAAATATCATTAGATTTACGTTTTTTAGAATCAGGTTTATCTAAAGTATGAGATGAAATATTATATTCTTTTAAATAATCAACTAACGGGTCATTCAACATATAATTACGTATTGATGTTGCAGAAATCATATTAATAGCTGTTTTAATATTTACATTATTTTTTAATAATGATAATTGTTCATAACGAATACATCTAGGCGATTTGTTAATATTATCTATTGTTTTATTTGTTATAGTGTTAGTATCTTTATCCAAGTCGAATATAATTTCTGTGAATGAATCTCTATTAATTTTTTGTGATAAAATATTAATAATATCAGGATTATATTTACTGTTAATTATATTTAAAAAGAATAATTTTCCAGATTTTTTGCATAAAAACCAATAATTACATTTAGATATATCATCTAATAAATTTAAATTTATCAATTCTAAATTATTTTGTTTAGAATATTTATTTGCGATATCAATTATTAATATATTGTCATTTTGTTTTACACAAACCCATTTTTTGATTATATTAGATTTATTCATTGTGATGTATTAATCTAATTTAGTAATATTTTTTTATATCAATTTTTTTATATTGAGTTTAAAAAAATAATAAAATCTTAAAATTATTATATGAATAGTCAAAATAACAGCGAAACATTATTAACAATTGAATTAAATGATAAATCAAATGATGATATCCCCACCATATCTCCAATTGCTCTTCAGGATAAAATATTATCTCTCTGCACTAAACATAAATATATAATTGTTGGAGTTGTATTAGCTATTATTGTAGGTGTATTAATATTTTTATTTTTAAGACATAGAAATAAAAAAAAAATAGTTGAAACTGTAAAAGAAATACCAAAAAATCAGTGTAAATCATTATATAACCCAGTTGATAATAACAAGTATAATTTAGATTCTACAGGCGAGACTATCAGTAAACAACCAGTGCAACAACCAGTACAACAACAACCAGTGCAACAACCAGTACAACAACCAGTACAACAACAACAAAAAGTACAGCAACAACAACCAGCACGACAACAACAACCAGCACGACAACAAGTACGACAACCAGCACGACAACCAGCACGACAACCAGTACGACATGTACAACCAGATATTCCTTTGTATAGTGATGATGATGATAACAATGATGATAATAATGATGATAATAATGATGATAACAATGATGATAATGAAACTGATACATTTACTGATAATAACAATGATAATAACAATGATGATAGAGACGATGGTAATGATAATTGTGATAATGGCGATGATAATGGCGATGATAATGGCGACGATGATGATGGCGATGATGATGGCGATGATGATGGCGATGACGACAATATCAATTTTAATTTAACACAGATGGACGAACCACAAAATATTACACAACATAATTTAAATTCGAATGATTTAAATGAAATAAATGGTAAATTTTATGATAATTAAAATAATTTATAAATAATAATAATATATATGAGAATAATATTATTATTAATACTTTTAGTAGTTTGTGTTTTAATATTATCAAATTTAATTACATTTTGTTGATTAAATAATCAATTAATAATGTTGTAACAATTTATTTACAATATGGTTCCTATAAACAATTCAAAACATGTCTTGATTATATAATTATTCAAGACATTATTATTATTATTATTAAAATAGTATTTTTATTAAATATAAATTTTGTTAAATATAAATATAAATATAAATATAAATATAAATATAAATATAAATATAAAGTTATTATTTACTTTATTTTTTACTTTGTTTTTTACTTTGTTTTTTACTTTGTTTTTTAATTGGTTTTTTACTTTGTTTTTTAATTGGTTTAATATATCTTTTAATATCACATTGTGGATCTATTTTAAAAGTAATTATTTTATCATCTTTTGGAATAATATTTAATACACATTTAGATTTAACCCCATATAATGATTCTGTACATCCATTTTCGTCAGTATGGACTTTTGATTCTGGATTTATTAAACATCTTGCTCTAAAAAATTCATATCTTTCTTTAACTTTATTATATGTTAATCCTGATTTTTTATTTAATAATTTATTTACTTGTTCATGTAATTTATATACATATCTTGATAATGAATCTCTGTTTTTAAAAACAGCCATGTTTAGTGGTAATATGGCAAAGTTGTTTATTAAATTATCGCGACATTTACCACATGGTAATATATATTGTAAACTATTATAAAAATTTAAATATTGTTTTTTTTGTTCAGCTGTTGGATTAATTGGATAATTAAAGCTAATCGTGTGTAATGAATGCCATAATGTTGGACCCCATATGCTTGTCATCATACCATCATTAGAATTATAATCATCTTTTGTAAAAAAAGATTTCTTATTCATATACTATACTAAAGTAAATATTTTATTATTAATGGTAATTAAAACATATTATTACATGATGTTGGGATATTAATACATCCTCTAGTTGTAGTTTTGGTAAAATCAATTTCTTTTAATGTATTAATTCCTGTTTGATATAATACATTAAAATCGTAATGTTCTTTTAACAAATCTACAATTTTATCTGTGTGTGCTAACCCTGCATGAACTATTATTGATTTTTTTTTAGATATTTTAATATGAGCACATATGTACCACTCCATTATTGAATCAAGAATTTTATTAATCATTTCTAATTTGTTTTTAGAATTATCAAATATAATTTTTAATTTCTTATTAAATAAATTTTCACTTCTTAAAATTTTAAGAAATTCTCTATATTTTGTTTTAATTAATAAAAAATGATCGCCTAATAATGTATTATTTAAACAATCATGATTATAATTATATAAATTTTTTTTAACAAATTCATTTTTTAAAGAAAAAAAATCATCAATTTGTTTTAAAAATGCTATTATACTTATATTATATGTGTCATTGTTGTAATAATCTGGATCATTTAATATTTCCCAACTAAATGTAATCATAAATGGTCTAATATCAACACCAATAATAAGTTCTGAATTATTCAAGTATAATTTTTTTAATTCTTGTGTATGAGGTGCATCCCATAATTCTATTAATTTATTATCTTCTCTCGGAACTTCTTCTAATAAAATATTACTTGTCTTAAACTTTTGTAAAAACCAATCTCCAATATTAATTTTTTTTTCACAACTTAATAATGTGTCGTGTTTATCTGCAAATATTATAATTATATTATTTTTATTTTTTAATATTACATATCCAATACTCCCATATACATAACTCATTTTAAATATACTTAGATATTAATATTTAATTTTTTAATATCTATATATTATTAATGAGTGTTGAAAGAAACACAGAACTAGTTGATATTTTTTTTATATCTTCTGATGAATCGTGTCCTGAAATACAAAAAACAACAAATGGTGTTAATGGTATTAATTTTATTAGTAGTTTTGATGATGAATTAATTAAACAAAAAAATAAAAAAAAAATATCAGAAATAATCGACTCTAATAAATCGAGTCCTGAAACACAAAAAACAACAAATAGTATTAATGGTATAAAATTTATTAATTGTTTTGATGATAAATTAATTAATAGAAAAATATCTATATTAAGCGACTCGGATGATTCATATAATGAAACACAAAATACAACAAATGGTATTAATTGTTTTGATGATAAATATAATAATAAATTAATTAAAAAAAAAATATCTGAATTAACAGACTCTGATGAATCGAGTCCAAAAACTCAAAATACAACAAATAGTATTAATGGTGTAAAATTTATTAATTGTTTTGATGATAAATATAATAATAAAAAAATAATTAAACTAAGCGATTCTGATGATTCATATCCTGAAATACAAAATACAACAAATGGTATTAATGGTATAAATATTATAAATAGTTTTGATGGTATAAATAGTTTTGATGGTAAATATAATAATAAATCATTTGAAAAAGAAAAATTATTTAAAATTAATGACTCTGAAGATTCTGATAATGAGAAAATTAAAAAACCTAAAAAGAAAATAATAGAAATTAATAATAAAAATAAAGAAGGAAAATTATATAAAATTAATGACTCTGTAAATTCAGATAATGAGAAAATTAAAAAACATAAGAAGAAAATAACAGAAATTAATAATAAAAATAAAGAAAAAAAATTATATAAACCTGAAGACTCTGATGACTCTGATGACTCTGAAGACTCTGATGACTCTGAATATTCCGATAATAGGAAAATTAAAAAACCTAAGAAAAAAATAATAAAAATTAATAAAAGAAATAAAGAAGAAAAAATATATAAACCTGATAACTCTGATGACTCTGAAGATTCAGATGATAAGAAAATTAAAAAACCTAAAAAAAAAATAATAAAAATTAATAAAAAAATTAAAAAATTAAATAATAAAAAAAAACCTAATAATTCTGATGATTCAGATGATAAAATAATTAATGGATGGGATGATGATGCAAATGCTACCATTAATAATTGGTATAATATATTTAAACAACAAAGTTATATTTATCAATGGGTTATTGAACGTAATAAACGAATTGCTAATAACTTGATATTAACATCAATGGTTTCATCATCTGTCTTGGGTCTCTTTACGAGTTTTAAATTATGGATTAATGCAACCACATTTAACACTGTATCTAATATAGTCTTGATGGTATCAAACTTTTCAATTTCATTAATAACAGGTTATTCTCAAACTTTTAATGATGATACAAATAATGAATTAATAAAAGTATATATTGAAGATGTTGATAAATTAATTGGTGAAATATCTGCACAATTGTTAAAGTCTCCAAAATATAGAATAAATGGAAATAAATTTATTAAAGAATATAATTATAAATATACTAAATTAATTACAAATATTCCAAATATATCCATATATGAATTAAATGAAAGTAAAAAAGATTATGAAATATTTAAAAACCAACTAAATGATAATGTTTAAAAAAATTATTTATTTTCATAAATATTTAATGGTTTCATGATTGGTGAGCTTGTGTGATAAATCCACCAAATACGAGTTAATAATTTTCCAATAATTTTAGATAATCCTGAAATTTTAGAATGGAAACAATAATGTTGGATGATTTTAATTTTTTCACTAAACATCATTAATCTTTCTCTGAGTTTATCTAATTCATCTAATGATTCAACTTTAACAATTGAATTTTGTTGAATAGATTTATATAATTTATCATCAATCATTTTTGGAAAAAATATTTGTAATTCTTTAAATTTATCCATAATTTGATTATATGGAACTGAACTTAAAATAGCAGGTTCTGTTAATACATTATTTTTATCGGTTGGAACTGTTGATATAAACCGACATAAAAAATGTGCTAATTCAAGTTGATTATTTTCTAATTTATGATCTTTATTCTCAAAACCTCTTTTTAAATATGTAATTAAAAATGATGATATAATACAATCTTCTGTATATCGTAATCGCCAATTCATATGTAGATGGTTAATATCATTTTCTAGATATGAGAAAGACCACCCGCCCTTAAAATTTGATTCAGAACCTTGTGCAAATTCTTGAATATCTTGGTCATCAATTGATTTATCTAAAAAATTCATATTAGTATTATTCCAATTTTGGTTAGTCTTTTTTAATTCTGATAATCTATTGCCATGTAATTGTGTATACATTGGATTATATTGACCTGTAATAATAGGAGGTTCGCTAATTGATAATTCTTTAATTCTACCCCATGAATATCCTGCAAAAATAATATTACCTTCTTTATCAAGTCCTCGTCGTCCAGCTCTCCCAATCATTTGTTGGAACAACATTGCTTCTAAATCATCAATCGTATTTTCGTTTCTAATAACAACAACTGTTCTAAAAGGCATACTTACACCAAATACTAATGAAATATCACTAAAAACAATTGCTAATTGTTTTTTACATGCAAGAGTTTGAACTAATATTAAATATGAATCAGGAAGTCCTTTTGCATAAACCCCAACTCCTCGCCATAGTAATTTAATCAGAAAATGATAATTATCACCTGTGTTTGGAAAGAATTTTTTTAAATTACTAACCCACGACTCTACAATGTCTAGTGAGAAAAATTGAGTTGAATTCAAAATAAAATCTGGATGAGGTTCTTGAATTGGTACTGCTTCGATTGTTTTGACTTGTGTTGTAGGAATTGATGATTCGCCATATTTGTCTTTTTTTAGACAAGTATTATTTGACATTTCTTTGATACTTTTTTTAGAATTTTTTTCATAATTTTCAATAGTTTCTGTCTTTTTCTTTTCTTGTCTTGATGCTAATTTTTCTTGTTTCAATCTTTCTAAAAATAATTTAGGATATTTTGTTTCTTCCATTTCATCAATAATCTTTGCAAAATTACGAACATTTTCAAGACACACAATTGTATTTTTCTCAAAAAAGATTGCTGGTAATTTGTTATCTTCTTTTAATGTATATGCAAGATCCACCAGATTTACAGACTTTGATTCTAATTCATGATGTTTATAAGATGAAATAATTTTAATAATATCATCTTTATTTGTTTTATATTTATCAATCATAAATTTAATTAATTCAATAAAATATATATTAGCATCATCTAATTCAATTCGTACAGTTCTATTAAAATATTTTTGAGGATGTAGATTGTTTAATTCAAATATTTCATTTAACTTTACATATAAATCCCAAATATTAGGAGGGGTTACTTGTAATGCTTTTGATAAAATGCTGCTATCTCCAAAACTCTCATGATCTATTAATGAGAATGGATGAAGACATACTAATTTTTCTGAATCAAAATAAAATCTTTGAAGATTAAAAAATCTTTTAGTGCAAATTACTTTTTGAATACATTGATTTGGTGATATATCTTTTAACCAATCTACAATTTCATCAGTATTACCAATTGTTGCAGATAATGCTAAAAGTGGAATATTCGGAATTATTTTAATAATATCTTCCATACCACTTCCTTCAGTTTTTCCGATCATATGAACTTCATCAAAAATCATCCATTTAAAATCAGTTTTAATAAAAGGTAAATAATCAATAATAACTTTTGCAATTCCAACTATAGCACTTGCTTTATTTAATAATTCTACCATTTCATTACGATACGGATTTGTTTGATATGTTGATGTTAAAATAGGAACATTTGAACCAATAACATTACCAATATATGCAGACATTTGCCACGCAAGAGCACTTGTAGGAACAACAATTAATGTTCGTCCTTTAAGTGCTGCATATCCCGATAATACAGATTTCCCTGCAGAGGTTGGTGCATTTATTACTGTTGAAATATTTGCATCAATATTTTTCACAACTTGAATTTGCCAGTCATCAAATTTCTTAAAACCATTAATATTTAGTGGAGGCATTTGAGAATGAAATTTATTAAATTGTAATTCAATCAAATCAAGTTCATCAACAATATTATTCATAATTAATAGTTGATCATTATATTTAATTTGATATTCTGGTGTAATTTTAAATTCTTCTTCCATTAATCGTAAATATATGTTTGCAATTAATTCTTTATTATCTTTCTTAATTTGGATACACAATGTTTCAAGTAATAACATTGTACGACCTTCATTTGTTTTTGGTGTGGCTGCAAATCCAATTGATGTAATTTCTTTAATATCTTCATCAATTAATTTTGCTTTTTTATTTTTCCAATTATCAAAAATAATTTGTTCTGTTTTTGTTAAAACTTTTCCTAAATTACTTTTATTAGAAATTTTTTCTTCTCGAGATAAAGTTGGATTAATATGAATACCAAAATTATTAGGATTAATATTATTTGATGGTTTTAATAAAACTTTTCGCATTGATTCTTCATTTGGGTTAAATGTTTTCTGAGAAAAACTATATTCCCAATTTCCTTTATTGGCTTGGTACGCCTTATTACGTTCTTTCTTTTGTAACAATTCTTTATTTATTTTCGTATTAAAGTTTGGCATGATAACATATTATATATTTATATAAAATATCAATAAAATTCAATTTTTTTAATATTTTATTGATACCTTAAGTAAAAAAAATGAAATTAATCATCATTAAAAATATATTATATTATATATTAATGAGTTATCCAATTAAATCTAATAATTTCGATTCTAATAAATTAATTAATCCTGATATTATTGAAAAAAGTGATGAAGAATATGAAGAAGAAGAAGACGATGATTATGAAGAAATCGACGATGATACTAGAAAGATTATGTATAACAAGTTAATGAAAGAACCATCAGATATTATTAAAAAGGATAATATTATTAAAAAAGATAATATTATTAAAAAAGATAATAAACATAAAGTTCAAACATCAAAAAGTATGAGTCTACAAGATTTTATTAAAAAAACAGACTTGGAGAAAAAACCAGAAACTGTTAAATTTATTTCAGAACGAATGGAAAGAAAGAAGAAAAGTTATACTAATAATTTGCCATTAGTTAGACATTTTAATCCAAGAAAACCACCAAATAAAATATTTAAAAAATCACACAACACAAATATACTTGAAATTGATAATGTTAAAGATTTTCCAACATTAAAATAAATATTAATATTTAAAGATAAATATTATTATCATAATATAATCTAATATCTATGAATTTTGAAGAACAATATTTAGAAAGTTTTAATGATTTTATCGAACAATTAAAATTAATATTTCCTGATGAAAATATACAAATTATTTTAAATTATATCGCTATTTATAGTAATGAAAAAAAAATATATAATGGATTATTTTTTTCATCATTAATTGATAATGATAATTTTTTATTATTAACAAATAATAAAATTAAATTATTTTCACATAAAAATAAGATAACTCAAGATATTTCCGAAAGTTTATTTGGTACAGATTTTTGTCTTAAAAATTTATTAAATAATCAACCAGACGAAATAAAAAAAATTATTTGGTTTAATTTACAAACTATTTTATTTAATATTGAAAAAACTAAAAGTGAAGATTTGCAAAATGCATCAAGATTAGAAATATTAAATGGTTTAATCAACGATAAAAATAATGTTAAAAATAACGATAAAAATAATATGAAAAATCATTTACATAAAATGTTAGATGTTGATGTTAATGATGAAACAGAAAATATGTTAAATGATATAATGTGTTCGTTTGAAGGAATTATAAATGGACAATCTTCTGGTGCAAATCCAATGGCTGGTTTGATGGATATAAGTCAACAAATAACAACTAAATATACTGATAAAATAAATAATGGGGATATTGAAATTGAAAAACTAATGAAATCAATTACTAAAAAAATACCAGGTATGGAAAATATAATGAAAAAAATGAATGTTGGAGAAAATGGTTCAATAGGAGATATGTTGAGTGGAGTTATGGGTAAAAAAGAAGAAAAAAAAGAAAAAGTAATAATTGATAGTAATTTTTCCACTGCTATTGTAGACGTGGGTGTTATTAAACCAAAAAGTGCTAATAATTTTAAAATAGGCAACATACTTGGTGTTGCAGATAATCTAGGTGTAATAGATGCACTTGGTATTGTACCAAGAGGTAAAAAATCAAAAAATAAAGATATGCCAAATATGATGGATATGTTTAAAAATATGTCAGGAGATGGAGGAATGCCAAATATGGCTGATATGTTTAAAAATATGTCAGGAGATGATGATGGTAAAGGAATGGAAAATATAACAAAAATGTTTGAAGAAATGAATACAGGCGATGGTGACGAAACAGGCGATGGTACTACAAAAAAGGGTATGCCAAATATTGGAAAAATGATGTCAATGCTTCAAAAAATGAGTAAGGTATCATCAAACGATGATGCAGAATTAATGAAAGAAGAGATGAGTGTTTTTTTACAGAACGATTTAGGTATAAATATTGATGATTTAAATTTAAATAAAAATATTGTCAATCACAATGACGATGATGACGATGACGATGGCGATGATGACGATGATGTCGATGTCGATGATGACGATGATGTCAATGTCGATGATGATGATGACGATAATAGTCCTGTTCAAATTATATCACCAGATTCTTAAAAATATTTAATCATATAATTATCTTGTAAAAAATAATTACATTTTTTCTTATAATATTCTCGCACACCAACACCAGAAATTACAGCAATTTTTGGCATATTGTGTTGTTGACTAATCTCTTCTGCAGTTTTCACAAGTAATTGACCATATCCCATATGTTGTCCTGTCATTCCTGAACTACCTACATTAACAGATTTGCCATATACATGAACCTCTCGAATAAGTGCACTATTTTCAAGAACTTTAACACGCCCACCTCCTGGATTTGGATCAATACGTAATCTACAAAATCCAATAATAGCGGAATATGTTTTTGGGTTTCCAGACCACCAAATCTTTCTTTTATAAAAAATTACATTAAAATAGTATTTAATTAAAAATAATCCATATAGCAAATAATCATAAAATCCAAACTTTTGATGGGCTTGAATAGAAATAAAATATTCTGTTCCTTTTGATGCATCATATTTGTTTACAACCAATGAAACCTTATTTATAAAGCTTGTATCATGTTTAATTTCTTTACACCTGATACAATTACAAACTTTTCCATCTTTCTTCATCTTGTCTTGAATGATTTGTCGTAAATTACTAATTCTTTTATAACCTGCTTCCATAGATTTCTTTGGAATATCACGGACCAATCGTTGAATTCGAACCCATGGCTGAATATTTTCTTTATACCCAATAATAACATTAATCAAATCATCTAGACACTTTTCAGCGTAAGGCATATAAGTTCCGTCATGGTACCAATCAGAAATTTCTGATTTTACAATCAAGTTTGGATCAGATGATTGACAAATTGCAGTTGGGTAAATCTTGACATCATCAAATTGATAGTCTGGATTATTAATTGCTTGATCAAACATCCACGCATCTAGTGCAGGCGATGATCCTGGTAAATCAGGCATTAAATGGCATACAATTTTCATACCAACACTTTTAAGTTTTACAAGTGCAACAACAAGATCTTTGCTGGTACAATTACGTTTAACTCCGTTTAGAATATCATCATTATAATGCTGAACACCAAGTTGAACACGTGTTACACCCCATCGCAAATAATCTTTGATGGATTTCCATGTTACAAAATCAGGGCGGGTTTCAATGGTTAGACCAATGATACGAAAAGAACTAGTCATATTAATATGTTGTTCCTCTTCAATAGATAACATTTCTCTGTCTTTAAAAAAAGTATTAGCAGCCCAATATAGTTCTGTCATTACTTTATTACGATAATCATATCCATATGATTCCCATGTACCTCCTGATAGAATGATTTCTAATTTAGCAGATCCTTCATCGATTGTTACATTAATATTACCTTGTTTAATGTAACAATTAATACGGTCGTGCATTTGTCCTTTCATATCAAATTTAGACATTAACGCACGTAGCATTGCAGGCTCAGATGATAGATAAGATTTGGGTTGTGTTGGTACTCCTTCGAGATCAGTTTCAGTAGGACAGTAAGCACATTTTTCAGGACAACTAAATTCTGTTCCAAATGGTTTTGGGCTTAACACATTTGTTACAACTAATACACCTGATTCAGAACGCATACTTTTCGTAATTAAGTATCGTTTGAACGTGTCATTAAGCTTGATTGTATTATAATATTTTGTTAGAATATTATATAACTGGACTTTTGATGGAGGATTTTTAATAGGAAAATCTTTCTTATTTCTTAGTAATTGTCGAATTGCAACATCAATATTAACTCGTGTAGGTTTCATATGTGGTTGCCCAACTTGGTCAATCAGTTTCAACACAAACGCCTTGAAAATCGCCTCGTTTTCTGGTTCAATTGGAATACGTTCTGTATGTTCCATTTTAATCACTTTAGGTTCCTTTTTAATTACATTAGGTTCCTTAATAGTGGCAATTTTAATTATATCTTCAATATCAGTCATTAATATTATTATAATAGTATAATAATATTTTAAATTTCAATTTTTTATAATATAAACGAAAATGATGGTAATAGAACAATATGATGGTTATAACGATAAATTATTCTTTATTTAATAATTTGTATTCTTTCTTTTTCTTTTTATAATAATCATCATAATTAAATGAACCCATCCGTCTATAACATGTAATACACATTGGTGTTAAATTATCTATATTATAAATATCACAATTTGAATCAAGTATCCCGAATGCAAAACCAAATGCTTCATTGGATATAGTTTCTTCACATATTGGTATTGGACAAATTGCTTTATTGTCATCTCCAAACTTGTTTTTCCATACATTTATTCTTTTTTGTGGACTATATTTATTTTGTTTATTTTTAAAATCATGATTTGGAATTATTGTATCATCTAATAAATATTCTAAAAAATTATTATGTTTAAGAACAAATACAATTCCGTTACAAATACAATTAAATTCGTCTTTATAAAAATATCCAGGATTTTTTTCATAATATTTTTGATAATCAATTAATTTATTAAATTTTTTATTTTTAATATTAAGATCTTTTAATATTTCTTCTGCTGATATATTATGTTTTATGTTTTCAAATATAATATCAATAAATTCTGTTATTGAATAACGATAATTAGTTGATGATTTTGTTGTTGCAAATGATTCTGAATAATCTCTTTTTAAAAGAATTTTTAAAAGGTTAAAAGTTTTCTTTTTTGAAAAATTTTTATCAAAAACAATTTTATTTTTATACGAATCTTTATTACATTCATTAAAGATACTTTCAATTTCTTCATGACTTTGTGTTTGTATATAACACAAAGATAAATAATCATTTACGTCATGGTCATTATATAATATTTTTGCCATCGCCAATCGATGTTGTCCATCTACTAAATATAATTCATGAATGTTTGTATCTAATAACGTACATATAATTATTTTATTTTTACATACCAAGTATTCAGGATTTTTTAAATATGATTCCACCATTTCACGAACTTTATCTTCATCTAAATCATTTTGTACATGTGGGTTAATAAAAGTCTCATTATCTAATATTTTTATTACTGATTTGAAATAAATATATTTTTCAATACTTTTTTGTTTAGACATATGTTTAATTAATACCCCAGGTAACTTTATATTATTCATTATATTATTAAATAATATTAAATAATATAATATTATTTCATTTTTTTATAAATTAATTTTCATTTTTTTGGATTTTATGTCTTTTACATTTTTTACAAATTGGCATAATATTCACCAAATCTATTTTTTCTCCATTTTTATATCCAAAACCATTTACTTTGTTATACATTGTATTGGTACATTTTAATACTGAACAAGTTTCACACAAAGTATTCTTAAAATGTTTATGCCATGTATTAATTCGTTCTTGATTATGAATAGTTTTAATTTTACTTTTAAATTTATGGAATGGAATAACACTATTGTCTAATAAAAAATCAAATAAATTATTATTTTTAAGAATAAAAATATCTTTATCACGAACACATTCAAACTCATCAACATAAAAATATTTTAATCTATCTTCAATAGTGTTATATTCATAATAACTAATAATATCGTAAAAAATATTAAGATCTCTCTCAAACTTTTCTATGATTTTATCAATTGATGTTTCATTATTAAAATACTCATTATTAAATAATTGTTCTAATAAAATATCAAATTCAATAATTGAATAACGATATTTTGTTGACATTTTAGAAAAATGATTTGATTTTTGTAATATATATTTTTTAAAAATATTATAATTTTGTTGTTCTATAATATTATTATTAAAAATTAGTGAATATTGTACATGATGGTCGTGGATATTATTATAATGTTTTTTTAGTTCATCAATATTTTTGATTACCACACAATTAAATATTAAAAAATTATTAATAGAATATTTTTCATACAAATGTATTCCTATTTTAATTCGTGAAAATCCGTTAATTAAATATAATTGGGGTTCTTTACAATACTTGTTAAATAATATACACACTTGTATATTTAAATTTATATTAAATATACTCTGATTTATTAAATATTCATCACTCTTCTTTTGAATAAATTGTTCATCAATTGATGTTTTATTAGATAAAATAATTAATGATTTCATTATTTTATATAATTTTTTAAATTTAATGCGTATAATAGCAAAAGTGTCGTCTTTTATTAGAATTTTTCCTGATATACCTAGATTATTCATTAATATTATAAACGATAATGAATAATATTAAACTAATTCAATTTTTTTGTAAAAAACAGTTATCGTAAAAATGATTTAAAAGCTAATTTACTTTTAAAATTAAATGAAACTTGAAACAATTGATAAACCATCAGTAAAACTCGACCACGGAGAATATACAATTAAAATGAAACAACTAACAAATTCACGTGAGAAACTCTTTGTTATTGTAGATAAAATTACAAAACCATTAAACCAAGAACAACTTGCAGATGGGTGGTTGCGAGTATCAAATTATAACAAAGCAATTGTGCATCATTTTAGTATTTATTTATCTCAATTACCGTCAAATTTATGGGGAAAACTAAAGAGAAATTATGCGTCTCGTACTGATACTGAATATTATAAAAAAATAAAACAACATAACTATCATTATAGTATTAAATATTCTAAAAACGATGATACAATTCTTGAATTGTATAAACAAATTATGTGTTCTCGACATAATATTCCTATTATTAAAGAATTGTATAAAGAATTACATGATAACCATACAAAAGGTTGGTTAATGATAAGAACTTTAAGAATAATTAATAACCATTAAATATTAAAATAATTTTTAATTATAATAAAATAACAATTTTATTATAATTTAGATAATAATTCATTACCTTTTTTTATATATACATAATCATTCTGATTTTTAGAAATTTTACGAACGTATAATGACTTTTGTTCATTAGGATAATTCAAATAATGAATATCACGTTCGTGTAACGACATTTGTTTTTGAACATTATATTTTTGTTTCTGTTGATCTAATATTGTATTAAGTGTTATCTGATTCATTTAAATATAATAATTATAATTTTTTAAAATAATGAAAAATCAATTTTTTAATAATGAAAACTTTATTTTAACATTTTAATTAATTTATCTTTTGTTATAATTTTAATATTTAAATCTATTGCTTTTATGATTTTATCAGTTGGTTCGTCTATTGCATCTTGATCTTTAACAACTAAATAATCTGTTTTCTTTGAAATACTTGCACTAAATTTACCACCTTGTTTTTCAATTTGTGATTGAATATCTTTATCCCTAAAACCTGTTAAAACGAATACTATATTTGTAAAAACTCCACAATGTACTTTATTAGTTTCAAGTTTAATAAATTTTTTAATTGAATTAAAAAACTTTATAAAAATTTCAAAATTAGATACAAATAATGTAGATGTTTTAATTTCCCATCCATTTATTTGTTTTAAATTATTAATAAATGTTTCGTCATCCCATGATTTGTATTCTGTTAATAAATTTGGATAAATTGATAAAACTTGTTTAATTCTTTCTTCACCAATTCCATGTCCTAACTTATTTGACCCTCTAATAATTTTTGATAATGGTACATTATCTAATGCAGTCTTTATTGATTTAACTAAATTAGTTGCAGATTTTTCACCAAATCCTTCAATCTTTAGAAAATCTTCTTTTGTTGCAGTAATTATTTTTAAAATACTATCTAGACCAGATTCTGTCAGTTTTTTAACATTTTGTTCGCCCAATCCTACAGTAGATAGTGTTGAAAAAAAGAAATAAATATTTTTAATTAACATATCATTATTTTCTATATCATCAATTATAATGTCAACTTTGGTTTCATTCCAATGCCATTTTCCAGGAGGTAAATCAGGTTTACCAGAACTTGCAATTTTAAGTACTTTTTGAACTTTTGGTATAACATCACCACTTCTTATAATTTCTATTTTAGCACCAGGTCCTAATGTATTATCTACAATAAATCGTGCATTATTACCTGTAGTTCTTTTGATATCAACCCCACCAATAGTAACAGTTTTTAATAATAATGTTGGTTTTATATTACCATCTTTTGAAATATTCCATTCAATTGATTCAACTATAGTATTTGCTGATTGTTCTTGTAAAATATCTTTATACGCAAATGCATATTTCGGATTTCCATCTATATTCCTATCATGAATACCAATATTTGTAACAATAATACCATCTATTTTATATTCAGATTTATTCCGTCGTTCTGTGAAATATTCTGATAAAAACTCATAACTTGTATAATTAATTTTTTTATTAAAGACAGTTTTAAAACCAATATCTTTAATAATATTAAATTGTTTATCAATTGGATAAAAAGGATCAATAATTTCATATATTACTAAATCTGTATCAAGTGCAAAATCTGGATTTATTGTTTTACTATTAACTAATCCACCAACTGCATTACGGGCATTTTTAAATATTTTACCCCATTTTTTATGAAAAAGGGCTTCTTTAATTATTAATTCACCACGAAATGCGACCAAGTTTTTATCACCTTTAATATTATTTTTTTTACAATATTTATATACATCTTTAAATTCTGGTACTTTTAAATATTTAAGTAAATGTGATATATCAGTACCTTCGGTTGCCGTACCTCTTGTAAACATTTTTATATCTCCATCATTATATATTAAAGCAGTTGATATCCCATCAAGTTTATCAGATAAATTATATGGTGGTTTATATTTATTATTCCAAAGTAATAATTGATTTGATGGTGGTTTAATTTTATCCATAGATCCTAACCAATAATCAAGTTTAACTTTATTTTTAGATTTAATTTTTGCTCCAATATTTTTTAAAACTTGAGATTTAGGATTTTTTATTGTTAGAAAATCAATTAAAACATCATAACTAGAATCAGAAATAACAGGATTTTGTGTATTATAGTATTTATCGGCTGTATATTCAATAACTTGTTCTAAATCTTTTATAGATAATAATGAAATTTGATTTATAATATCATTATTTGAATTTAATAATAAGTTTACTATTTTAGACATTGTATATAATAAGTTAAATTATTTACTATTTAAATAATCAATTTTTAAAAAAAAGTTAAAGAATTGTCATACTTACTTTAATATTATCAATATTATTAATATTATTAATATTGTTATTTGATAATAAATATATTGGTATTGATATGTTATCAATATCATAATTATATATATGTATTAAATATAAATTATCCAATTGATATAGAGTTATCGAATTATTATTATTTAAAATTATTTCTTTATTTTTCATTAATGTTCCATTTATGGTTTTCGGTTTTATTATTGTTTTAAAAGGAACTAATTTATAATTACTCTTATTATTTTCAACCTTATGCAATACCCCTGTAACCATTAAATCAAAAGTAATATAATTTAAATAATAATAAGGAATTACTAATAATATTTCTTTATTTGGTATATTATTTATGCCAATGTATTGATTATTTGTAAAATAATTATTATTATCAAGTTCTTTTTTTAATACATTGATTAATTCATAATCGAGTATATTATTAATATTTATCATAACATATTGTTCATTGTTGTCATCAATTAAAATACGTAATGGTTCTGCATTAATATTATTAATATTAAAGTTTTTATGAAAAATAATATACATCCACATAACCATAAACATAAATATTAATACGTTTTCATATATTAATACATTTTTATTAATAAACATTTTTTTTAAAATAAATATATTTTTAAAAAGTAATAATTGTTCCATTAATAATAAATAATATATTTATTTAAATAATAAACGTAATATATTATTAATAAAAAAATTGATTTTAATATATTTATATTAACTTTTTTATTATATTTGTAATGTCTATAAAACCCGAACTTTCATGTATAATTTGTTTAGACTCTATTGGTAATGATAAAACCATCGTTTTCGCTAATTGTAATCATGGAAAACACACACATAAAAAATGTATGAATGACTGGAATGATACATGTCCTTTATGTAGGAAAAATATTAATTTGAACAAAACAATATTATCTAGAGTTGATATTATTAATATGTTAACTTTACGCCATGATTATTATAAAAATGTGCGCGAACCGAATTTATATAATACACCAATTAGAAAAATGTATAGATATGGTAGATGAAAAAAGTGATTATTATTACACCACTTTTTTTATTATATAATCATAATGAATAAAAAAATTGATTATTTAATAGTATATCACACATTATATTATATTATATGGAGAATCAACTTGAATTAAATGAATGTGTTATTTGTTATGAAGCAATTACACATCAACAACCTATTATTTATGCAAATTGTCAACATGGCAATTGCTTCCACGCTAAATGTATTAGTAAATGTTCGTCATTGTGTCCATTATGTAGGTCTCCTATATATGATCAAGAGTTTACAATTAATCATATACACAATATTATCAGCAATCGACCAGAATACATTTACAAAATTAATAAAAAAAGTAGTTTTAAAAACTAATGTTATTTTATTCTCAACATTTTTTTAATATATTTATTTAAATGATTTTTAATGATTACTGATAGAGTCTATTATTTATAAAAAGTAAAAAAATTGATTTTAATTTATATTATTGACATTATATATAATTATATATGTTGAATTCACTACCCCAAACTAATTGTATTATTTGTATTGACCCTATTATTGGTCAACCAAATATTATTTACGCAAATTGTACCCATGGTAATTGTACCCACGCAAGATGTATTCTTCAATGGAGACATGATACATGCCCTGTATGTAGAGCAATTGTATATAATACCACTTTTACACGCAATACTTTGACACAGATTGTTGCTAATGTAGAATCTGATATTGAACCAGATGATGATTCTATGGATATACCAGATGATGTACTAGATTATTATATTGACACTGATACACAAGATGATGAACTAGATGATGTACTAGATTCAGATGATGAACAAGAAATAATTATGAATCAACCCATAAATTATCAAAACATTAATCCAATTAATCATTTTAATAATTTTATTATTAGTCACATAATTTACATTATTAATATAATCCCAATTAATCTGACTGATCATTTTAATTGGATATATAATAATATTGTAAATTATATTAACAATCATTTTGATAATAATTCTGTTTATAATATTAATAACATGATAAATCAACTTGAAAATATTATAATTGTTAATGATGATATCTATCAATTTGTAAATTTTATTATTAATATTATCAACAATTTTATTAATAACAATATTTATAATACAAATCAAATTGGTATTAATCATGAAAATTATATTAATATTATAAATCAAATTGGTATTAATCCTGATAATTATGACAATCATGCACAAACAATTATACATTAGTATTTATATTGTGTTTTTAATGTTTTTAATTTAAATTTATTTTCTTTTATTTTATAAAAAATTTCATATAATTCTTCAATTAATTTATTATATTTAATATCTTTTTGATTAATTTTAATTATTTTAATATTTCTTATATTATTCATATTTTTAACTAGTATATCGTGATGTATTTTTTTTAGTTGGTCCCATTCTATTATTAATAAATCTGTATCATTATTTATTTTTTTAATAATCTTATTTTTATCTTCTTGTTCTTCAATATTATAATAATTATTAACTGTACCATAAATTTTTATTATTTGAATATGGAATTTTTTATTAATAGTAACATTTTTTTTAATATTAATGTATTCTTCTTTTAATATAACCCATTTATAAATTTCATAAATTTTTATTAATTCAGTAAAATTAATAAAATTTTTATGTTTATTTATAATATTATTTATTATTTTTATATTATTTGCTATTTCAATCAAAGAATTATTTATTAATAATTCTAATTTAATTTTTGAATTATGGACTTGTAATTTTTTCTTTTCATTATTCATTATAATAATAATAATTAACTATAATTAATATTCAATTCAATTTTTTAATTAAAAAAACTTGTTAATGTTGTTTTGACACCAAAAGCTTGATGAATAATTATAGATAATAAGAATAAAGAAATTAAAATAATAGCAAAGTCAAATTTAAAAAATTTAGATATAATATACGCACCTATAATGGTAAAAATAACATCAACAATTGCAATATTAAATATTCTATAAGAATGTAAACCTTCGCCAGGTTTTCCAAAAATATCTTTATACGCTTTTAAATTAATCATGATATATATATTAATATATATATATATTATAATTATATTTTTTTAATCAAATATATTTTTAACCAAAAATATTTTTATTTAAAGTGCATGGTAATCCATGTCCAAATAATATCATATACATTAAAACAACTGCTGCTACTAAAATACTAATATCTTCCGATTTTTCAGATACTTGTTTAAATATATTTACTAAAATTAAGTATAAAATAATACCAATAACAGCCGCGTGTAAAACCATTGTTAATCCTTGAGCCATACTATATATATATATATTAGAAATAAATATTACTTAATATTTATTATTTAAATTTTATCAACTAATTTATTATTTAAATTTTATCAACTAATTTACCAATATCCTTAATTATTGTAGAATAATAACTAACAACATCTTGGATAATTACACTAATATTTGCATCTTTTTCAATTTCATAATGAAAATGAACTTTTGTTGCAAGGGGATGTGGTAAATTATAACCTGCAAATTTTACTTTAGTATGCAATTGCATACCTCTACTAATTAAATTACCCATTGTATGATCTTCATTATTAATAATAATTAAGCCTTCAGAAATATCAATATCTATTTTACCATCTTTTTTATCATTATCTTGAGCAATACCTTTATTAAAAATATTTAAAAAATTTTGTAAATTTCTTTCAATATTAATTAATGCAACTTGTAAAATACGTTTTTCTGAAAGTTGACCACGAGATTCAATTGTAAAATCAAATTCATTATCGTTAATTTGTTTATACGAAATTATATTTACAGGTGTAAATATTGTATCATTTTTTTCTATCCCCATTTTTGTGATTGCAGATACTGAAATTTCTTGACCTGGTTGTAATTTTAATAAAAGACATTCGTTAATATAAGGAGATGCTATTTGTTTTTCATCATAATAAAATTTTGCATGAGATGTTGTTACATTAACAATTTCGTTTGTTTTATTTTTATGTTTGATATACATTGTTAATTGATTTAATGAAGACGAATTGATATTATCATTTATTTTGTCATCAATAGTATTTTCATCATCATCATCATATTCTTCCTTAATATCATTTAATTTTTCATTATCAATATTACCATCAATAAAATCAACATTATTTTTAATTGACCATACAGGCATATGTTGTAACCTTAATTTCAAATAATTATTATGAAATATTGAAGTATTTTTTTCAAATTTAAAAATATCAAATGCATAGATTGGAATATCTGTAAATATGGTTCGTCTTATTGTATTAACTAGGACATAATCAATATTAATACCCGATATTTTAAACTCTAAATTAGATTCTCCTAATTCTTCTTGTTTATCGAGGATGGAAAAGTTAATTTTACTAATTTTATTCATTATATATATATACTTATAAAACCTTTAAAATTAAATTTCATTTTTTTTTATATTTAAAAAATATAGACTCTTTAAAATTAAACTTTTATAATTTTATCTTATTTTATATTATAATGAAACTTGTATTTTACTCTGAAAAATGTCAATTTTGTAATAGTATGATGATTTATTTAAATAAACATAATCTTAAATCAATGTTCAAATTAATAAATATTGATAATATACCACCCCCTGAAGGAATAGATATAGTCCCGATTATCATTGATTCTGATATGATACAACCATTAAAGGGTAAAGCAGTTTTTGAATACTTGTTAAATGTTAAATATTTTGACAATGAAACTAATAATATTGATTATGTAAAGTTAATACCAACTAATCCAATTATTCAACAAGATTCTAAAGCAGTAAATAGCGAAATACATAATTTAGAAATTAATAAATATATATTTGAGCATACAGAATTTACAAATACAAATTTGCCAATAACTAAACCAAAAGTTTTAAATAAAAAATTATCTACATTACGTAAATTAAAAAATAAATAATAATAAAAAATTGATTAAAATATAAATAAACAATTGTTTATTTATATAATAATGACATCAAATAAACCATTAATATTAATAGATACTTCTTATACTTCTTTTTATAGATTCTTTGCAACAATTAGATGGTTTTCTTTTGCACATAGTGAAGAATTTAAAATATTAAAATTAGATAACAAATATGATTGGTCTAAAAATGATATTTTTATTAAAAAATATGAAAAAATGTATTTAGAATCAATAATTAAAATTGTTAAAAAAAAAGTATTCAATAATTCAAATATTATTTTTTGTATGGATACACCAAAAGAACAATTATGGAGAATGAAAATACAAGATACTTATAAAGATGGGCGATGTGATTTATCTTTAAAATATAATTTTAAAACAACGTTTGATTACACATATAATATTATGATTCCAACAATTCTTAAACAATATAATAATATTTATAAAATTAGATTGAATTCAGTTGAAGCAGATGATATTATTGCAAGTATTTGTATGCATTTTAAAAATATAAATTTATTACAAACTATATATTTAGTTTCTGGTGATAATGATTTTCTACAATTAGGGCGTGAACAAGTTATATTTATAAATTATAAAAAGAAAATCCCATTTATATTAACAAAATATGAATCAGAACAAGCCTTAAAAAATAAAATTATAAATGGTGATCCATCGGATTGTATACCTAGTATTTTTCCAAAAGGAAAACGAATAAATAAAAAAGAATTATTAGAATCTGATACACTACTAAATAAATATTTAGAAAATAATCCTGATATAAAAAAACAATATAATAAAAATACATCGATGATTGATTTTAATTATATACCAACAAAATATGTTACAGAAATAATAAAATTATATAATAAATTAAATATTTAATGTTGGATATTGGTATTATACATTAAAAAAATTGAATATTTAACATATTATTAACATATAATAATATATTAATGACTTCAATTAACGAACAATCAATTATTAATTCTGATTCCGTATCAACGGAACCTGTAGCACCTAATGTAGCATCTGATGCAGCACATGAAGAGGTGGCTTGGAAAACTAAAACAAGTAAATTATCCAAGAAATCAAAAGAGATGAAAGCAGCTCTACAAACAGAACAAGAACCAGTTCCAGAACCAGTTTCCGAACCAGTTTCCGAACCAGAACCCGAACCAGAACCAGTTTCCGAACCAGTCCAAGCGTCAGAACCAGAACCAGAGACAGAGTCAGAGTCAGGACCAGTTCTAAATGTATGGGTGAAGAGGTCCAAAGAACAAGCTGAAACACAAAAAACTAAGGTATTAACCACTGATGAATTACAACATTCAATTGTTCAAGTATTGACTAAGGAAAGTGTCCCTGAAGGAAAGGGTGCTGGAAAAGGCAATGGCAAGGGCAAAGGTGCTGGAAAAGGAAAAGGTGAGGGAAAAGGTAAAGGTGCAGGAAAAGGAGAGGGAAAAGGTAAAGGTGCAGGAAAAGGAAAAGGTGAGGGAAAAGGAAACTATTTTGTGAAGAAAGAGTATTCACCAGAAGAAAAACTAATTCGTGATGAAAAGACACGAGTATTTACATGTGCTCAAGATATGGCGTTTGAGTTATGTTTAAACACATGCAGTGATGGTAGTGTTGAATACATTAATGAGCATCTGGAATACGAAACGAATTTTCGTAAAACCATTGTGATGGATACATCTCAAGACGGTATTAATGTCAAGTCTGGCGAAACTAATGTGATGTTTTCACTAAATAGGTTTCTTCAAAATTACAAGTTTCAATACGAACTTCAAAAGAAGTTCTCTGAGAAAATACCAAATGCATTCATTCGTACTTTTGAAGGACGTGATGAAAATACATTTTGTATTCAATTTCTAAAACGTAGGTAGATTTGAAGGACGTGATGAAAATACATTTTGTATTCAATTTCTAAAACGTAGGTAGTTTTATCGTCATTATTATTTTTTTACAACAGGGTCTAAATATTGTTTAGCTAATTTATTACCTAATGTTGTTTCAACACCAGATAATGATACCTCACCAGACTCTACTTTTTCTAAATTTTCAAACATTGTATATATCATGTCTAAATTATCTCCTTTACATATTTTTTTTACTATAAATGGATATGAATCATATATTTCTGGAAAGATATCCATAATTACAAGTTCGTGTTTTAAAACATCATGATTTCCATCATTTTTCATTTTATTAATATGTAAAATAATTTTATTAATATTTTCTTTAATAAAATCTATTTTAAAAGTTTTTCTTTCTTTGTGTTCTGTAGTATCCATATATAATAAAAAAAAGATAATAAAACTTTAAATTCCTTTTTTTAAAATAAAAATAATAAATATTACTATTAATAATACATAAAATAAATAAATAATATTACTCATACAAAATAAATCTTTTTTAATTGGTTTTTTAATTGGTTTTTTAATTGGTTTATTTAAACCTTTATGATTACATTTTGTATTTTTTTTAATTAATATTAATGCATTATTATATTTAATAATTGGTTTTTTATTATCATCATTAACAACATTATGAATATCTATTAACCACTTGACTAATGAATCTTTATTTTTTAATACATTATCTGATAAAGGAAACTTTATTAAATTTTCTGAGAAATGGTATGCACATATTGAACATGGTATTACATCAGTTAATAAAGTAAAAAATTGTTTATATTGTTGTTTATTATATTCTGTTGGATTATCTGGATAACCAAGTGTTATATAATGTAGTGCATTCCAAATAACTGGTCCCCATATTTTAGGACCCATATTTTGAGCTTGGTTAATATTATTACTCATTAATAATACTAATATTTTTTTAAAATTAAATTAATTAATATTGCTTTGGTTGTTTTCTTCTCAACAATAATATTTAATTCCTTAGAAATTATTACTAACTCATTTAATTTCATTTTATTTAATTTTTTTATATCATATTTAATTATATTACTTTCATTATTATTAAGTTTATAATCTTCAATTGCAATAATATTATTAATATCACCAATAATGCTAAATACTTTATCTGAACTATTATATATAATTAAATCTTTTGTAAATAATATTTTTTTAATTATAACATTATTATAATCAAATAATCTAAATGTATCTCCTTTTGAATTTATTAACATTATAGGTTCCCATAAATTATCATATTTAGATAATAATAAGGTTTGTTTCCAAGGATTCATTTTATCCCCTTTATAAACTGATGATACACCATCTATTTTAAAATCAAAGATTAATAAATTTATATCTAATATATCAACAATATATTGTAATACATTATTATCTGGAATAATTTTAAATCGTTCTCTAAAATCATTTTTATCTAATTTTTTAATGAAACTTGATAATTTAGTTGATTTATATTTATATAAAAGTTGTAATTTAAAATCATTAACAATTGTATTTTCATCATCAACAACTGAAATAATAAACTCATTATATAATAATGTAATAATAGATGTCCAAAAACTTATATTATTATTTTCAGAATCATATATGGTAACCCCATATCTATAAAATTTGTCAGAAAATAATTCTTTAAATTTTTCAGACCACGAAGACGAATATGTAAAAATATTTTTTTGGCTAGTAAATACATTACATACAGCCTTTGCATTATTTTTATTTACTAAATACTTTATTATTGTGTCATAGTTAATGTCCATTATATTATAATTGTATTTTATGTTTAAATAATAAATGAAAGATTCAATTTTTATTGATGAATACTGGTTTTATTGATGAATACTGGTTTTATTGATGAATACTGGTTTTATTGATGAATACTGGTTTTATTGATGAATACTGGTTTTATTGATGAATACTGGTTTTACTGATGAATACTGGTTTTACTGATGAATACTGGTTTTATTATTAAAAATTGATAATAAATACTTTTATATATGTATATTTATTATATTAATGAGTTATTATTTAATTGATTTTACAAAAAAAAATTTTAAATTTAATTTTGATAATTTGATTATTGGTAAAAAAATTAATACAGGACAAGCATATTTTAAATATTATATTTACTATAATGATAATGATGTACTTTCAGAAATATATATTAAATTACCAAAAATCCGATCTATATATAATTTATCAAATTATAAATTCAATTCTTTAAACATGCCGATTTATCCAACATTTGATGCAATTACAATATTTATTACATTTATTAAAACATTAGAAAAATATATAATTGACTATTTTAAAAAAAAGAAAGAATTTATTAGTTTGTTAAGTAAAAAAGAATCATTAGAATTTATTAGAATGAATATTGATGATGAAACAAAAATGACATCTAATACAAATACAAATAAAATAGTTGGTATAAAAGATTTTAAAGCTAATAGCCAGCTTGGTATTGTATTAAAATTTGAATATATATGGGCAAATAAAATTAAATTTGGTATATCATCACAAATTTATCAAATTAAATATTATCCACCTCCTGAAATTGATTTTATCGATTCAGATAATGAATTAGAAATAATTAATCCTATTAAAAAAAATCCAATAATTCCAATAAAAAAAACAAGTATTCAACCTGCTAAAATAGACATTATAAAACCTGTTTGTAATATGAGACCGTCATTACATGATATAAATAATGCATTGAAAACTTTAAAAAATATAAAAAAATAATTTATTTTAAAATCCCATAAAAAAATTGATAAATTAAATTATTCATTAATAATTAATATTATTAATGGAAAAAATCAATATAACTCTTGAGATTAATGTAAAAGATTATCCAATGTTAAACAATTTTAAAAATGATGCTAAACAAAATATTATAGAAGAAATTTTTAAGACTGGATATAATATTCATTTTCCATCTCTTGAAAAAATAGAACAAAATCATCAATATCATGAATTACTTGGACAAATTAATAATTCAGAAATTAGTGAAAAATTAACATGTTTGGAAACAAATTTAATTAAATTAATTGGAATATCTTCTAACTCTTCTAAAAAAGGGGAACTAGCAGAAAATTTATTAGAACAAATTGTAAAAGATAGATATGGAGATATTAAATTTGAATCAAAATGTAAAACACCTCATTCAGGTGATGCTTGGGTGTATTTACCTGATGATAAAATTATTATGTTTGAAAGTAAAAATTATACAACAACAGTAAATAAAGACGAAATTATTAAATTACAATCAGATATGATTAATCATCATATTAAGTGGGGTGTTTTAGTTAGTTTTAATTCAACAATTCAAGGAATGAAAGAATTAGACTTTCATACTTTTTTACATAATAATGAAACATATTCAATTATAATGATATCAAATCTATCAACAGATTATCATAAATTAGATTTAGGATTACAAATTATAAGAAAATTAATGGTTAAATTTGATAATTCGTGTAATTTTCCATGGATTATTAATGATATTACACAAAATTTAAATGAATTAAATCAAATTGTTAAAAAGAATTATATGTTAAGAGATTCGTATTATATTATGGAAAAAGATATTCAAAGAATATTATCAAATTATCACGTGGTTCTTAGAGATTATCAATACGACCTTGACCAAAAAATTATAGAAATAATTAATAAAATACAATCAACAACAGATGTATCTATAAAATATAATAAAATAGAAAATTATAGCGATATTTTAAGTAAATATCAAACAAAAAAAATATCACCATTAATTGTTAGAATAGTTGATTTGTGTCAATTTAAAAATTATACTCTTAAAGATAATAATGATGATGTATGGTCAATTATTAATAATAAAGAAGAATTAATTGGAAATATTAAAATACAAATTAAAAAAATATTAATAAATATTAATGACATAAGTTTAATATTTATAATAGGCAATGATAAACAAATTGTACAAAATTTAGAAATTATTAAATCATTTTTATGATCATCTTTTTTTACACATTATCCAGAAACACAAAGTGATATTTATTTTATAAAAATTATATATATAGATCTATAATTTTATAAAAATTATATATATAAAAAAAATTCATAAAAAATATAATTTTTATATAGATCTATATAAATAAAGATGACAATAATATTTTTTGTAGGTCAAAGAGGAACAGAAAAATCAATCCATATTGAATACAAAAATGGTAAATACATTAAAAATAATTTTATAAACAAGCTAAAGAAAATTACAAATGTTATAATTCCAGATATCCCATATCACCATATTCACTACTACCAAAAAAATAATATCAATGGTTGGAAGACAAGATATAATAAAATTACACAACTAAATCTTGACGATATATACATACAACAATATATAAAAAATTTAAAGGTTGATAAGAAAAAAAAATATATTGTAGTGGGTCATAGTGATGGTGTTTATTTTGCCATGGAATTCGCAAAACAAAATCCAAAATTAGTTAAAGAAATTATATCATTGGATGGTTCTTTGGTAACTAATAAATTATGTAAACAGCGTCTAATTGATTGGAATAATAAAAAAAAACTCATAAAAAAACAAGAGGAACTTGACAATTTAATGGTTAAAATTATTGAACAACAAGATAATGATTATATAAAACAAATTATTGATCATACAAGGTATGAACACACAAAAGTATGTATAAAAAATAATTATCAAAATATTATAAAAAAAATAAAATATACATCCTTTAGAGATTTTAACAGTCGTGTTGATAATGACGACGACAAACAACATAATGAATATTCCATATTAGAAAATAAGGTTCTTTCAAAATTATCTGACACATATCAAATATTTTGGCAAGTTGATGCAGGACATGGATTATGGTTTAATGAATTGTATAAAAACCAAATAGTTAATTATATAAATTGTCAATATAAATAACCTCTATATTTTAATAAAAAATTGATTTAATTTTTTATTAAATACTAATTAAACCTATTAATGACTAATAATTATATCTTTTTAGAATATCTTTTAAAATGGAATGAAAATCAATTACTTGAACCTATTACTAATCAAACTATAGAAATACATGGACCAATGTATAAATTATTTGAGAATGAATATAAAAAAAATATTAATTTAATTGATATTGATTTTAATAAAACAACAAATGCCTTGTTTAAACTTAATAAATTAATTATGTGCGATAATAATTGTGATCCATATAGTTTGAATATCTTTTGGAAAATAATAAATGATGAGAAAATTATTGTATATCCATTTGAACAAATTAACAAATTAATTTTTTATGTTGATGCAAATGATAAACAAAAATGTTTAGAACTTGAAACATTAATTCATTTTCAAAAAAACAATATCGTAAATTATCCATCAACAACCGATGTAATTCCAAATGAACTATTTACCAAATTATTAAAGATTACATCAATTATTGATTTAAATCTTAATAAAAAATTAAAAATAACAGAAAATACCCAAATAATGAATACACAACCTGGAGATTCAACATCTGATTTAAAAAACACGGTTGTTTCAAAAGCAATTAATGTATTTCAAATGCTTTCAGAAAAATCTATCGTAATAGATCATAACTTATTTGTTGAATTAACTAAAACTAAAATATTAATATTTAATATTGAGCTTCAAGATTATTGGGTTAAAAATTTAACGGTACAACAAAGAGCATTAGTTTCAGAAAATGTATTATTTAATAAAACAAATACTACATTAACAAATGATAATATTGAATATATACAAGTATATCTTTTAGATGATATTAAAATTGCATTAGAATGTGATAAAACAGAATTAGTTGGGTTAATTACTATTATAATTTTTATGGCACTTGAAAAGGTGATTCCAATAATTAAGTAAAACTACACTTAATTATCTTTAAAGTTTCTTTATCAATTGGTTTCATAAAGGTTTCAATACATTCTGCATATTCTGATACAGAATTTTCACTTGATAAATAATTAATCATACTAAGTATCATTTCGATTTTTAGATTATCCCACATTAAATCAAATTTATTTAATAATTCGTCTGTATATAATAATTTTGATTCTTTTAAAATATTATCAGGGTCAATATTTGTTTCTACATTATCAATATTCTTTTCAACATTATCAATTTCAACATTCTTTTCAACATTATCAATTTCAACATTCTTTTCTACATTATCAATTTCAACATTATCAATATTCTTTTCAATATTTGTTTCTACATTATCAGATTCAATATTCTTTTCTACATTATCAGATTCAATATTCTTTTTAATTAATTTTTTATATTTTTTATCAGGTAATTTATCATCAGGTAATTTATCATCAGGTAATTTATCATCATGTAATTTTTTATCAGGTAATTTTTTATCAGGTAATTTTTTATCAATTATACAAGATAATATTGAATTAGTATATAATTTATCAGTATATAATTTATCAGTATATATTTTTGAATTAAATATATTATTAGATTGTAATGGTAAATTTATATCATTTATTTTAGTAGATTTAATTATATAAGAATCTATAATTGAATTGTAATATTTTAAACAATATATTATAATTGGATAATCAATATATGTTTTCATAATATTATTTATTCCCAATTGTGCATATGAGAATATTGATACAATATTTGGAATTTCTTTAATTTTATCTAATGTAAGATATCTTTCACATGCAATTTGAATAGGTGTTAATAAATAATGAATATCATTTTTTGTAAGACCCATATAATATCGAGATATCCCTTGAAAAAATCCAGATTCTTGAATATAAATTTGATTATTTGAAATTGAAATCTTACAACCAATATTTTTTTTTCCTAAAATGGCTAATTTAATTATTGTTGATAATGGTTCTAGTATAAATTTATGGAACATTATTTTATTATTTGTAATACTTGTCATTAATATATAAATAGTTTCTTTCTTAAATATTTTTAAAAAATTGATAATTAATTATATTATTGTGGTTAATAATATAATTTAATGTCAATTATCAATAATATTATCAAATTCATTATTCTTTTCTATGTTATCAAATTCAATATTCTTATCTACATTATTAGATTCGGTATTCTTTTCTACATAATCAAATTCAATATCCCTTTTTATGTTTTCAGTTACGTTGCTCTTTCATACGTTATTAAAACCACTATTCATTTTTTACAACAACAGATTCAATATTTTTTTTAGTTAATTTATTTTTCTTAAAAAAATTGATAATTAATTATATTATTGTAATAAATTATATATTTTTAATGTCAATTATCTATAATATTTATGAACACCATTCCAATACATATGGAATAAGTAAAAATATTTCAAGTTCTGTATTAATTTATGGACTTGATAAAGGTCTTGCTACAGAAGTTGTAAAGAATTTAACAACAAGTTGTATTGAAAATATTTATCTTTATGATAATAATATAATCACAGACAAAGATACAGAAACTGGTTATTATTATTCAAAAGAGGATATTGGTGAGAAAAGAAAAAGTATTTTAACAAAAAAATTACAAGAATTAAATCCAAATACAATGATTTCATCTGTTGATAATTATAAACAAAATCAAACAGTTACAATTGTAATAAATCAATCGGTTGAAGTTGTTCAAGAAATTAGTAATTATTGTAGGTCTGAAAATATTAAATTAATTGTACTTTGGTCTAGTGGTATAAGTGGTGTTGTATTTGTTGACGCAGGAGATAAACATTTAATTGTTGATAAAACAGGTGATATTATTGACCCTGTGCAAATAGGACAAATTACAAATACAGGAATTATTCAATGTGCACCAAATTGTTCTCATGATTTAAAAACAAATGATGTGATTATATTTAATAATTTAGATGGTGATAATTTAAAACAATTTGAAACTGAATGGACAATTACAGTAATTAACGAGACTAGTTTTCAATTAAATAATGCAAAAATAAATCTCCCATTTGTTTTTATTAATGGTACAGCAAATTATATTAAAAAACAAAGTGTAATTAATCATGTTCCAATCAATTTTAATAATTCAAATGATTTAATCAAGACTTTTATACAATTATATAGTAATAATTTAATTAATACTATGCCACCACTTTGGACAAACGAAAATGATCAATTTATGATGGACCATAATATATGTTTAAAAGACCATGCAAAATTATTTCATCATGAATTAATTAATATTGTTTCTATATTTGGTTCAATTGTATCATCAGAAACTATTAAATTATTAACAAATAAATATATTCCAATATCACAATGGTTTAGTTGGACAGATGAATCATTAATTCCAAGAACAAAACCATTAAATTTAGATGGAATTAAAACAACATATGGTTTATTATATGGTTTAGAACTTGAAAATAAATTAATGGAATCAAAATGGTTATTAATTGGTTCTGGTTCTATTGGGTGCGAACATTTAAAAAATTTAGCTTTTATGAATATTAAAAATGTAACAATTACAGATTATGATATTATTGATTCAAATATAAATAATCAATTCCTTTTTAAAACAAAAGATATTGGTAAACATAAAAGCGAAACAGCATCTATTAATTCAAACAAACTTTGTACAGGGTTTAACTCTACATTTTGTATTGATAAAATGGAATTAGATAATCCAGAATTTATTGATATAAATTTAGATGAGCTTACAGGTGTTTTGAATACAGTTAATGATATTACAACTAAAAAATATATTGATGATCAATGTTTTAAATATAATTTACCATCATTTAATTCTAGCACACATGCATTATCAGGGAAAACACTACCTGTTATTCCATTTATTACAGATACTTTTTCTGCATTAAATACAATTGAAAAAGTTAAATCATATCCAATGTGTGTTATTAAAAGTTTTCCAATTGATATTCATCACACAATTCAATGGGCTAGCGAACAATTTGATTTTTTTTCAAATGCACCTAATGTCATGAATCAATACATGTTAAATAAATCATATATTGATACTTTAGAACAAAATGATAAAGTATTAGCTCAAGAATATATTAATCTATTTACCATTAAATATCCAATACATTTAAAAGGATTATCGATGTGTGTTAGTTGGGCTATTGATATGTTTAATGAGAATTTTTATAATTCGATTAATAAATTACTTGAATCATTTCCTGCAAATCACGAAGTTTCAGAAGGTGTTGCATTCTGGTCTCTAGGAAAAAGATGTCCCACCCCAATTAAATTTGATAGTACTAACACACAACATATTGAATTTATTGAAACAACAGTACAATTATTAGCAAAATGTTGTGGTATATCAGATGAATTTGAGTTAAAAGATATTTTAAAAATATTAAGTTTATCAGATACTGATACTGAATATATCAAATATGAACAAACATATGTTTCGCAAAAACTTGATGTAAAATGGATTACAATTGTATCAAATATGAGAGCATGTAATTATTCAATACCAAATATTGATTATAATAAAGTTAAAAATATTGTTGAAAAAATAAATCCTACTGTTATTACAACAGCCTCAATGGTGTCTGGATTAGGATTATTAGAAATGTTAAAATATTTAATTGGTTGTAATGATTATAAATCATCAATTATAAATTTAGTAGATACATCAATAATTTCATCAAATCCGTCAATTGCACCAATTAACGAAATAGGTGGTATTAAAGTAAATTCTTGGACAAAATTTAATTATACTAAAAATACCACATTGAATGAATTTAAAAAATATTATGAAAATATATTTGAAACAATTATAACAATGATTGTTATTGATACAACTATGATTTATGCAGATTTTCTAGAACAAGAGGTACTTGAATATAATTTATTAAAAATATTATGCGACCATTTTAATTGTACTACTATCCCTAAAAATATTAGTTTTAATTTGTTATCAGATGATGATAAAGATATTCCAATTATTTCTATCAATATTTAATATTAATTTTCTTTAAAAATATTATATTTATGATGTTTGATAATTAAAAAAATTAATTTAATTTATTAAATTAATTTTTAATGTTTTGTAAAAGAATTAAGTTATGCTTTTTTGAAATTTAGAATATAGTTTGAAAAAAACTTTTTTAATTAATTCAACATTATTTTTATTATCATCTGATATATCTTTAATTTTTAATTTCAATGCTAAATTTTTTAATTTTATATAACCATATGAATGATAAAAATTAATAGTATCAACAATTATTATTTTATTAAAATCAATAGATATATTATATCTTAATGCTTCTGCTAAAATAGTTTTAATGTGAAAATCTGCATTATGACAAACAATTATATTAACATTCTTTAAATCTGCTTTTAAAATATTAATTACATGTTCTGGATCTGTTCCTTTTTTCATGGCTTTTTTTTGCGTAATACCATGAAATTTAATTGTTTCATCTGGAATAACCATGCATCGTGGTTTAATTATTTCTTTAATATTTTTTTCTTGTGTCCAGTTGTTATCAAATGTACCAATTTCATAATTAATAACCACAGGTCTCGCAAAACCAAACAAGTTTTTTTTTGTAATATCGTCTGTTGTCTGGTGTAATCCATTTGTCTCGGTATATAAAAAACATATTCTTTTATTCATTAACCATATTAATTAACTATTCTTAATATAGTATTTTCAATATTTTCAATATACTATTTTCAATACGAATTAACAATAATTGCTGATAATAATAATGAATTTAATGGTGTTTTATCAATAGCTTCTATAAAATATTTTGCTTCATCTTCAAATTTAAAATCAATATATGCAACAGATGACATGTTATAATTAAGAACTTTTATTTTAGAAATATGACCCCATTCTGATGTCATTTCCATCATTTCTTCGTCTGTCATATCTATAGGGAGTTCTGATAATTTAATACGATATATTTTTCTTGAAAAGTTTTTGTCATTTTTATGTTCAAAGTCATTATAATATTTTTTGGGTTCAACGACTGTTTTATCAACAGTTTCTGTTTTTTCTACAATCTTTTCTTTACCGCATTTTATAGTAAAATGTGGTCCACCACATTTTCTACATTTTAATAAATTCGTTGATTCGTTTATCATTAGTTAATTAATTAATTATTTTTTTAAATGAATTATAAAAAATAATGTTTAATATATATGAATAATTTAAAAATATTTTTTAATAATTCAACAATACAAGATAAATTAACAAGTATATATATTAATAATAATAAATATATAATAGAAATAAATGTTCGAGATATATTAAACTATACATTAGTTAAAGAAATTAATAAAATTAAAAAAATATTAGATGTATGCGACAATCTTGAATTAATTAATATACTGTTTAATAAAAATATTGATTCTTTTTTAATTAATGTAATAATTACAAAACTTAGTAATATATTATATTGTTACAAACCAAAATATAAAATTAAATTATATAGTTTTTCAATAAAAGATAACAAAATAAATTATATTGAAAATACAACACCTTCTTTGATGAATGAATTAATATTATATAAAGATATTGTTATGAATCCAAATAAAGATCCTGAAAATTATTTAGAATATGTAAAATCAAGAGTGCCTAGAAATTATAATATTCAAGTTAATAATTTAAATATTTTTAAAAAGTTTCCATTAACTGAATCAGTTGGTAAGGGATCACGATTTAATACGTATTTTGTCCACATAAAACCTAATCTTGACGATCCCCTTAAGAAAACTATATTTTTAGTTGGAAAATCAGTAACATTTGATTCTGGTGGATTAAATTTAAAAACAAATAATATGGAAGAAATGAAAACAGACATGGCTGGATCAGCTATTATTATTAGTGTTCTTAATACATTAGTATTGTCAGGACATGATGAAAAATTTAATATACATTTATTAATACCAATTGTTGAAAATATGATTAGTAATACTGCCACTAGACCTGGACAAATAATTAAAAGCTGTAATTCTATATCAGTTGAAATAACTAATACAGACGCAGAAGGAAGATTGTGTTTAGCAGATTGTTTAGAATATATTAATAATGAATTATTAACAGATAATTGTTTAATTATTGATATAGCTACATTAACTGGTAATGCTGTTTCAATTACATCTGAAATTGCATCAATATCAATGTGTAATAAAAAAGGGGAAAAATATAAAGATAAATTAATTCAAATTGGTGAAGATGTTGGTGAATATTTAGAATATCTTCAACTAAGACCTGAATATTTAGATTTATTAAAATCACCTGTTGCTGATATTAAAAATTTAAATTTAAAGACTTTAGCAGGATGTATTATTGGAGGTGCTTTCTTACATCGTTTTGCAACTAATAAATGTCCTTGGATACATTTAGATGTTGCACCAACAGCTTTTATTAATCAAGTATCAACTAGTTATGGAGTAAATTTATTAGTTGAATTTATTAAACAACTTTGATTATTTTAATTGATTATTACATGTTTTTTTTGACCAAATCATATCTTTATATTTATCACAAAAGTTTTTATTAACAAAATCAACACACTCACCAGCGATTATTCTACATGACCCTAACATACTTTTATTTTCTGAACAATTATCATTTGACCAACCATTAATTTTATCAATTAATAATTCACTATTATTATCAGTTGGATAATTTGACCGATTATTAACTTTATCAATTAATAATTTACTATTATTAAAAGTTGGATAATTTAATATATCCCCTAATTTATTTTTAGTATAAACATATTTAAAATCTCCTCCATTAAAATTTGTGTTATCTGGTAAATATTTTTTTTCAACTAAACAAGTTTGTTGAATATTATTATTTAAATTAATTACAGGAATTGGTGTATCTGGTGTATATGGAATAATTGTATCTGGAATTGGTGTTTCTGTTTTTAAAAAGGGAATAATATTTGTCATTTTTTCAATATTATAATTTAAAATTTGTGTTATAATAAAAATAATAATTAATAATAAAATATTTGATTTCACTCTTGAAATAGTATTGTTTAAATTAAATATTAATAAAATAATTATAATAAAAATAATTATCAATAAAACATTCATATTATAATAATTTAGAAATAATATTAAATTAATTAATAACAATTGCCTTAATAATATTCTTATTCTTATTATTTGTAATCAAAATAAAAGTATTGTGTTTATTTGTATGTATAACAGCGGTATGATTTGGTAATAATTTAGATAAATTATATTGAATAAATATATCTAAATTATATTTACGAATAATACTTGGAAAATATGTTATTAATAAACCTTCATAATAAGATTCACTATCTTGATAATTTGTACAATGTTCTTGTTCAATATATTTATCAATCGTAGATGCTTGAATGCTAACCATATTCTTAACATTTTCACAAATAACTTGATTCAAATCACTTGAATAATAAACACGACGAATACCAACTACTTTCATCATTTTCAAACAATTATGACACGGGCGTGCGTTATTTATGTCACCAGTTTTAGACAATCTTATTACGACTAAATCGAATTTTGAACGAGACCTTTTATCTAAAACCCATCCTTGTTTCTTATCATATGATAGTGCACGTCCAAAATAACTCATCATAATATTTGCTTCAGCGTGAAGGCTACCTACTCTATTTCCTCGACATATACCACGGGTTGTGTTGCAACATGGTTTTAAAATCATTTTTTTACCATTAATAAGTACAGCAGACAGTTGTTGGTCGAGCAAACCATTTTTTGCCTCAATTTTCAATGCATTAATTATATTAGAATCATCCATATAACAATATAAACCCTAATATATAATTATATAAATTCAATTTTTTTATAATAATTTATTAAATAAAATCAATGTTATTTTTACATTTTCTTTATGTTGGATATCTATTATTTTATTAATTTCTGCATCACTTTATTAATATTAATTTTTTTTTATAAATAATTCATCCTTTTTTTTAATAGTACATGCACTTTTAATAATTTTTGAATTATTCATATCATTACGTTTCTTCTTTACATTTTTCTTATATTCATCATTAATTATTTCATATTGGGTATCTATTATTTTTTTAATTTCTGCATCACATAACATCATTAATATTAATTCTTTTTTTTTCATAAATAATTCATCCATTTTTTTTTTTTTAATAGTATGAGCACTATCAATAATTTTTGAATTATTCTTATTTACATTTTCTTTATATTCATCATTAATTATTTTATATTGGGTATCTATTATTTTATTAATTTCGGTATCACTTAACATCATTAATATTAATTCTTTTTTTTTCATAAATAATTCATCCATTTTTTTTTTTTTAATATTTTTTGCACTTTTAATAATTTTTTTTTTTTTCACTTTATTAATTATTTTAAATTTTTCTATATAAAAATTTAAAATTTAATATTTAATTTA